GAGGTATATAAAAGGACCTGCTGTGTGTCAGCTGGCTGTCTCTCACTTGTAGGAAAGGACTAAGTGTATGGAATGGACTAAGGAGAATGTCATTCAGAAGATGGAGGAGCTCAGAGATAAAGGCTTTATTCGTGTTCCTGCGGATATGTTTAGAAAGGACGATGGAATCGTCGGCCAGATTTTAGAACGTGAATTTGGCGTTGCTGAGAACAATCTGCATCTTGCTGATTTGGGCACATATGAGCTTAAAGGAATGCGGAAAAAGAAAAACAAGGCAAGTACATTAACTCTGTTCCACCAAACATCAACGGCAGGATTAACACCCAATCAAATATTTGATAGGTTTAGTTATGAGAAACCTTCTCAGAGGGACGGATCACTTAAGCGGAAACTATTTACCACAATATATGGGAACAAGGTCAACAGCCTCGGTTTTATTCTGCGTGGGAACGGTGATGCGAATGTCGATTTGTTTTTTAAAGATGAGTATTTAGCAACATGGGATTTGACAAGCGGTAACGGAAAAATAAAACAGGTTTTACTTGCCTTGGCCGAGACGAGAGGGGCTGCCAATTCTAAGGATGAAGAGTTTCATTTTGTTGAGGCGTTTATTCTGAGCTCGCCCAAAAACATTTATGATGCAATCGCTTCTGGTGCTGTTGTAATGGACCTGTGTATTGATCAGCCAGCTTCAGATTTCAGAAAGAGGGCTCCTCATGATCGAGGACCTCACATAAGAATACCTATAAGAAAACTAAACAGCTTGTTCGACAATGTCGAGAAGATCATGTAGGAGGTAATAAAATGAGAGAGCACGATCTGGATTTACTTAGAATCAGATTACAAGAAATCAAAGAAATGGGATGGGTCAGAAATCAACGTCCCGGCAATGCCGGTGGTGTAGGCAATACACTGGAGGATCTTCTTGATGTTGCGGAAAACAACCTTCAGTTACCCGATTTTGGAGATTGGGAATTGAAAAGTCAGCGAGCCGAGACGGGATCATTATTGACTTTATTCCATAGTGAGCCAAAGCCTCGTAATGCACGGATAGTTCCGCAGATTCTTCTTCCACTTTATGGGTGGCCCCATCAAGATGCCGGTACTCTCTATCCTATGAACGAGAGAAGTTTCCGTCAAACCATTAATGCAACCTCCTGCAGCGACCGTGGGTTTAAGGTCAATGTTGACTGGAACGCTGAATGCATTTTCATTTCCTTTGACTACCGAATGATTGATGATCGCCACGCTGAGTGGCGCAGATTCATAAGAGATGGTGTCGGCACGGGAGATATTGATCCGAATCCGTACTGGACTTTTGCGGACATTTCTCAAAAGCTGAGCACAAAACTCAACAACCTCTTGTATGTAAAAGCCGAAACACGCTACATCTCCGGCAACGAGTGCTTTAAGTACAATGAGATTGAAGCCTATGTTGATCCTACGCTGGAGAGATTTTTGGACCTCATCGAAGCTGGGGCAATTTATGTTGATTTTGACGCACGTACTGGGCACAATCATGGGACAAAATTCCGGATCAGGCCTGCAGCAAAAACCGACTTATATCAGCAACACATAATTGTTTAAGGCGTTTTCTTCAAGAAAAGTTCAAAATTAATCCAGCCTATTCGGGTTGATTTTAGACTGAAAAAGTGCTATAATGGTCCTTAATTTAGGACGAAAGGAGACCAACATGGCTAAAGAACCTATTTATCTTGATACATATGCTTTACAGCAAGATATGCGCATCCGCTTGCCAAAATCGATTCTGAATAACCTTCCGGTCGAGAAAGGCATAACAAAGTTCTCAATTTATTTAGATCAAGAGAAGGGTGAGCTAATCTTGCGCATTGCGGAGGCTCCGAAGGAGGAAGCGGAATGAAACACTTGATTGCATGTGGCGATACACTTGAGTTAATAAAACAGGTAGAACCTGCCTCAATTGATTTGTTGGTAACGTCACCGCCGTATTGGGCCAAACGAGTTTATAATGGCGAAGGAGAGATAGGTTCAGAAGAAACTCCTGAAGCTTATGCATCAAGGCTTGCAGACTTTTTTGATGAGCTTCGTCCGTACCTGAAACCGACCGCTAACATTTTCATTAATGTTGGAGACACGTATTTTGGGTCAGGGGCCGGTGCTTGGAGCAAGTATTTAGACGACGAAGGAAACATTACGCAAGCTCAAAAGGATCGTAAAGAGAAGTATTTTACAACTAAACCGCTTCAACCGAAGATCAAACAAAACGGAAAGCTATACCAAAACAAGCAACTTCTGCTCATTCCTTCTCGGTTTGCCATTGAAATGCAGGAGCGAGGTTGGTTGTTGCGTGACGATATTATTTGGCAGAAGCCTAATAGGATTCCTGCCAGCGTTACTGATCGCCTTAACAACACATATGAACATGTATTCCATTTTGTACTAAACAAGAAGTATTTCTTCGACTTGGATGCAATCAAGATTCTTGGCGCAAATGGCCGCATGAAAAATCCGGGCGATGTCTGGGCCATAAATACGCAACCTCTTAATGGTAGCCACACGGCAACATTCCCAGAGCAACTTGTTGAACAGATTGTTCTGTGTGGAAGCCCGAAAGGTGGCGTTGTGTTCGATCCTTTTTTAGGAACAGGCACAACTTGGATAGTAAGCGACCGACTTGGAAGAAGCTGCATCGGGTTTGAGATCAATCAAGAGTTCTTTGATTTTGCACAGAGCAGGTTTAAGGAAAGCAGGAAATTTGAACAATGTCAACTACCGATTTCATAAGCATTGATAACGCACGGCTTTGTGATTGCAAGAAAGGTTTCCTTTCTTGCATAGAAGCCAGAGATTGGATGAAAAATCAAATAGGCGTATGGCAGTTTATGTACGAGCCAAGGGACATAAGGGACAAATCAGTTCATCCCGCCGTATTTCCTATTGCTATGGCCAAAAGAGTTATTGAACAGTTCACTCACAGAGGTGAACTTGTATTAGATCCTTTTGTCGGGTCTGGAACAACTCTTCTTGCAGCCCAAGATCTGGATCGGAATGCATTAGGTTTTGATTTAAAGCAGGAGTATGTTGACCTCTCAAATTCTCGTGTTTCGGAACCACCTGCTGATTGTCATTGTAGACAAATGGCCTTTTGTGATGATGCCAGAAATATCGTAAACCGTGTCGCACCGGGAACAGTTAAGCTGGCTTTTACATCACCACCTTATGCTACTATACTGAACAGAGAGCGCAAAAATAAAAGTCGCAGGGGTGACTTGCGTGAAAACGAACAGTTCGGCAAGATTGAGCAGTATAGCCAAGATCCCCGTGATTTAGGAATACTCGATGCTGATTCGTTTGAGAAACAGATATCTGAGATCTTTCGGGATATGATGCCTGTTTTCCAAGAGAAAGCCCATATCCTTATAAATATCACGGACGCATGGATTGATGGAAAACGGGTGCCTTTGCATATAAACATCATCAACGCCATGCGAGCTGCTGGTTATGAATTTAGAAACACAATTATATGGGATCGACGCAACTTGGTGAACAAGATCGGTATTTTTGGATGGCCGAGCAGCTATATCACTATGGGCACAACTTTTGAATACATTCTTGACTTTACGCTCCCTGCTCCCCCAAAGAAGACCAGAGCGAAATCAAAAGAGCAGGATGTGTAAGGCACCTTGTGCTCTTTTGTGATGAACGATTCAACAAAGGACTCAAGGAAGTGAGAATGCCGTGGACACAGATTTTGAAAAACGTGAGTGGGAAGCCCTCACATATGAGGAAAAGAATCGATTGCTTTTTCTCAGGCAAAAGCGGTTGCTCGACATGTTCCTTGAACGGAATGCCATTTCTAAGGCTCAGTATGAAAAAAGCCTTCATGACTTGACATCTAAGATGGGAGCCGTTGTCGAGGCAAGCGAATAGGAAAGGGTATCGAAAAGATGGACCGAAATGTATTGATTTATAGTGCGGCAAGAGAGTATCTTGATAACATCAAGCCATTAGGTGTTAGTCTGGATAAATACTTTCTTGGCGATAGCAGAGATTTCTCATCCTTGAAGGATATCTATATTCAGTTCATTCGGTCGGCGCAAAACTATCAGAGTATGCCAAAGGTGATAAAATTCGACGAGCGAAAAGAACGCATCTCGGAATTAACCTGCGGCCTCGATTATCAACAGATTAAAGACATTTCTCCAGAAGAACTCTATCAATCGCTTCGTCGAGAGTTTAATGCTGGCGGTGCGGACAGCAACTATAACTGTTGGCATAAATGGAGTAAATCCGTTGTTGACTCGGCAAAGTTCATTTCAGATTTTTCCGATGTGAGAGACTTTGTGGAGTTTGTAAGCAGGTTCGATTACAATGTTTCAACACGAATGGCGTTGCCGCTTTTGATTTCCACAAAGATAAGCGGGGTTGGATTTGCGTTAGCATGCGATACACTTAAGGAACTGGGTTTCACTAATTATTCCAAACCGGATGTTCACATGATGGATGTCTTTTCAGCTCTTGGCCTATCAGAGCATGAACCTGTTTCAACCTTTGAGGCAATTGTCAGAATGTCGGAAAGGTGCAAAACGATAGATGCTGAAGTATCGCCGTATAAGGTTGATAAAGTCTTCTGGCTAATTTGTTCTGGACGCTTTTACCTTGAGGACCCAGAAATCAATATTGGAAGGCACAAGAAACTGTTCATTGAATTTGCTCTGGAGCGAATCGAGGCAGAGTAAACCTTTTAATTATTCCACACTTTTTAATTATTCCTCTGACCACAGTTTTTGAGGGGTAAGTTCCACAGACCCCAGAACCAGTCAGCGACAATCGAATAAACAGAAAAAGGGCTTCCGAAGCTCTGCTGTAAAACACAGCGGAACCTCGAGAACCCTTTATTTTAAGCCTTTTTCAGCACTTGTGTGCCGGAGAAGACTTTTTCTGTTTGTATCAAAGACAGCGTCTTTATAGACCCTGCCTGCAAAAGCGGTGTCTTCCTCCGCGAGATTGCAAAGCGCCTGATCCGCGGGCTGACGGACAAGATTCCCGATCTGCAGCAGCGTCTGGACCACATCTTCCATGAGCAGCTCTATGGTATCGCCATTACCGAGCTGACCTCTCTTCTGTCTCGCCGCAGCGTCTATTGCAGCAAGTATCCGAACGGCACGTATTCCGTCAGTAAGTTTGAAAATGCGGAGGGGAATATCCGGTTTCATCGGATTGAACATCGTTGGAAAGATGGTCGCTGTGCTTATTGTGGAGCGTCGCAAAGTCAATATGATAGAGACGCTTCATTGGAAACCCATGCCTATGAATTCATCCATACAACAAACCCACAGGAGCTTTGGAACATGAAATTTGATGTTATTATCGGGAATCCGCCGTATCAGTTAAGCGATGGCGGCCATGGTGCAAGTGCCATTCCAGTATATCAATTGTTTGTAAGGCAAGCAAAGAAACTGCAACTATATTAACAATACAATCCCTATAATTGCGGAAAATATTTGTATTAAGCCGAGTGCATGGAATGCTTTACCGAAAATCGAGCAAGATGAATTTGGAATGTTATTCTTTGGCTTGGCAGATATTATGGAAACAACAGGGCAGAAATTCGATCGCTTTCAAAAGCCATCTTTTGATTTATTCGACATGTAGCCATAGGCAAAAAAGAAGATAAAGTGTAGGCTAACCCATCTCGCACACGATTACTCCCATCTCGTACACGATTACCCCCATCTCGCACACGATTACCCCCATCTCGCATACGATTTCAAGGTCGGTCGGGATGGGGTTTTTACTGTAAATGGTCGAAAATCGACTGGATGAGCATGAATGAAGAGAACTCTCGAGCAAGTATTCGTGCGCGAGAAGCCGAAAAAGCCCACAGTATAAGGACTTTTTTACAGGCGAGGGGTGCAAAAAAGAAGGACCCTAATTGTATCCAAATTAGAGTCCTTCTATGGCAAATCACGCTAATATGGATACCAATGCACCCCAGCGTGAAAGTGGGGTGCATTTCAGGTTAAGTGGGGTGCATTTTTACGGGGTGGGGTGCATTTTAGCATCCATATCTCGGCTCGATTATGCTGCCGTCGATGGCGTTGATACGAAGCAGGGGACTGGGGAACCCTTCCCGGTCATCGCTGCCGAAGTTGTGGCCGTCTTCGTAGGTGAAGTAATAGCTGCCGTAGAAGTTCCAGACCGGTACCAGCAGCCCCTTTTCACTGGACTTACGATTAGTCACCCGGGACATCTCCAGGGTTACCCGGTCTACCTTGTAGGTGGCCGAGGTAAGGTCGTTGCCGCTGCCGGATATATCGTATTTCACCAGCATCATTTTCTGGAAGATCTCATCGACCTTATCGAAGGTCAAAAGCGCGCTGTTCTTGGTGGTATATTCGCCGTAGGCGTAGGGAGAACCCCAATTGAAGGTCTCGATGCCGTTGTCCGTGATGGTGAATGTGCAGCTTTCGAAGGCCCAATGGGGATCGCCGGAGCTGGGCGGAGGCGGCAGGATGCCGTCGATGGACTTGCCGCAGGCCACCACATAGGCGGAATTGTCCCCATAGGGATCCGGCACTTTCCTGTCACCGCCGTTCCCGGTATCGCTATTTCGGGTGAGATACACGCCGATTACAACCATATCCTCAAAGCCGTTATCTGCCCAAAAGGCCTCCACCAGTTTCCGTGCTTCGACAGGGGTCATCCTCAGCCCTGCGGCATCGGCAGGCACGGCGGTCTCATCAGCGATCCATTTCCTCACATTGTAGTTCAGGTACTGGCCGAAAGCCTGATCACGAATATACCAGATGCTTCCGCTGATGGGGAAATCGTAGCTGGACTTTGTGTTTTTGTCATAGGTTTGCCCATGCACGTGGAATGCCTTACCTGTAAAAGTATAATAATTTTCCTGGCGCTCATAGGCGTCCAGAGCCTTGTATTTTCCCAAGTACTCTCCGACCCCCAGCTGGCGCTCCTCCAGAGTGCCGTCGCTGATCTGCTTTTCGACAGTCTCCGGAGCTTTCTCGTATTCTTCCTTCCAGTATGCCAGGTTGGACTCCAGCTTTTTGAGACGGTCCTTATCAGTGGCGGTTTTCATCTCAGATTCAACATCTGCAATCCGCTCAGAGATCTCAGCCTTCGTCATCTGTTCCTGAGCCTTGTACATGACCGTGTCCCCACACAGGGCGTTGAAGAGCTTCGTGACCTCATCCTGGGTGAAGTCCCTGGGCTCCACATGAAGCGTGGGCATCTGGAGCGTATCCGGCAGGTACACGTCCGTGTCCACGGTGATCTTCACGATATCGGAGACGGGCTTCAGCTCAACATCATAATGGGTGGACGCTCCCAGCAGGTCATACAGCGGGCTATACGGAATGATTGCTGTATCATTTACCACCTCCGCTTCTGTCAAGGTTGGCTTATCCTCCGCGACGAGCTGGGTGGCCGCAGTAGTTGAAAACGTCATGACGGCCGCTTCCTCTAATCGCTCTGTATTTGTTTTTTCAGAGATGTCGACCTGCGGCGCTTTTGAACAACCAATTCCTGATAAAAGGATTGCTGTAACACTGACCCATGCAAGGATTTTTCTGATTAATTGTTTTCTTTTCATATTTCTGATCTCCCTTCGTTGGTTTTCTTTACCTTACCGTAAGGGATGTAAGCAAGTCTTCCGTGAAATGTAAGCGATCTGTAAGTTCCTTATGCATCAAAAAGAATAGATACGGTAGTCCCGGTCCCCACTTCACTCTCGATGAAAAGACGTGCATGATGGAGCTCTGCGATACGTGCTGCCAGCGTCAGTCCCAATCCGGCATGGCCGCTCTGGCGGCTTCTCGACTTATCCGCCCGGAAGAAGGGCTGTGTGATCTTATCGATGATTTCCTTAGGAATGCCGCAACCGTCGTCTGAAACCATAATAGCCCGTTCCTGGGCAGATACCGTAACATGCTTTGCACCGGCGCTGTAAGAGTTGTCTACCAGATTGGTGAGCACACCTATGATCAGATCGGGATCTGCAGCAAAGCGTTCTCCATTCTCGGTAAACTGCAGCGTTGCGTCGTGCCGAGTCGCAATGGTTCTCAACGTTTCCTCCGCCATGTCGAAGAGCTGTCGAGCGGAGATGTCCTGAAGGGATATGTCCTCGCCGTCCGTCAAGGTGATGAACTGCATCATTTTCTGAGTGAGCCGTTCCAGCCGTTGTGCCTCCCGATGGATGAAGGAGACGGCTTCCTCGCTCTGCTTCTCAGACAGCTTTGCTCGTTCCAGTAGTTCCGCATATCCGATGATAGCTGTCATGGGCGTCTTCATTTCATGGGTCAATGCGCCTATCAGCATCCTACGTTCATCTGCAACTGCCGTAACGGCGTTAATATGACTTTCTACAGCGTCTGCCATACGGTTGAAGCTCTCCGATACTGTCGTTATCTCGTCTTTTCGTTTCAACTGACCTTCAGAGAGAGGAATCCGAGTTTGGTACGCGCCTTTGGTCATGGATATCGCTTCTTTTTCCAACGTTTTGAGCGGGCTAAGTGTACGGGATGTGATGACAAGGATCAGGACGGTGCTGATCAGGACAGCAAAAGCGCAGATAATCGCAAACTGCAACCGTAACCCGGTAATGGAATCGTACACAGATGTCATATTACGTATGATGTAGATCTGATATGTCTCACTCAGCAGATCTGTTTCAGTCACGGCAGCAAACAGCTTTTCCCCCTGCCAGGTCACGGTATTCTGCTGTAACCCCCCGAGAAGGACGTCCGGAGCGTATCCGCTGTTATTGAAAAAGGTCTCCTCGTTGTGCTTGAGGACGTATTGGGATCCACTGAACGTATCATCAGTGTAGCTTTGAAACACATAAATGAGGATGCTTCGCCGAACAGCATCCGATGATCCTTCGTCCAGGACTTTTGAAACAGCCGAAGAAAAAGAAGTGTTCAGCATGGCAAGTTCAGAGGCAGCGTTATCTTCCACAGACCGTATCATGCTTTTTTCGCTTGACCGGAGCAGCAGAAATCCACACAACAAAAGACTCATCGTCGAGCAAAGAATGAATAGCAGGGAAAGACGGACACGTATCTTCATAGCGTAGTCTCCAACCGATATCCGACCCGAGGTACGGAAATAATAGGAAGGCCAGTTTTCTTTCTTAACTGGGAGACATGGATATCAATTGTGCGGCTCTCCCCATAGAAATTCATGCCCCAAACCTCGGCAAGGATCTTTTCGCGGGAAAGAGCAATGTTCTGATTTCGGGCAAAGAAAAGAAGCAGGTCGAATTCAAGCGGTTTGAGCAGGATTGGCTGATCCCCTTTAAAAACAACCTGTTCATCGACATGGATTGTTAAATCACGAATCGTGATGATGCCTCCGCTACAGTGCCGTGCAAGAACTTTTTCCATTCGAACAAGCAGTTCCATGACCTCAAAAGGTTTGACGATATAGTCCTCTGCCCCAGTGGTAAGGCCTGTCAATTTGCTTTCGAGATCGTTTTTGGCTGTCAAGTAAATGACCGGGATCCCATGGGCTTTGAGTGGCTCCATCAGATGAAAGCCGTCGATTCCAGGCAGCATCACATCCACTATCGCCACGTCGAAGCGCTCACCGTTCTGGATCATCTTAAGTGCTTCCAAACCATCTTTTGCAGGGATAGGTTCATATCCAGCTATAGAAAGATTCATGCAGAGCAACCGATTGATGGCATCATCATCTTCAATTACAAAGATGCGGTACACAACTTAGTCCTCCATTGTTCTGTATCTATTAATATAATAGAAAGCGAGGTGTGAACATCGCTATCATTCTGCGTAAACAAATTGTAAGTTTTTCTCCTTGCGCTCTTACATCACTTCGTGATCTCTGTACCGTCATAGAAGCGGAATGTAATCGTCCCATCCCTATGAACCGTCGCGTAGTCCACCGTCATGATCCACAGGTGACGATCGAACTCCGTCAGGGGATCGTCCCGCTCGTCGAGCACCGCCATGAATCGTTCTACGGCTTTTGCCCCGGCCAGCTTATCTTGCCGATTCGCTGCAAGAGAGTCGTAACGGGCTTTTGCCTTTTCGTATCGGTCAACGTAGGCGTTGTACCGGCTGGTATACTCGGTCTGGTCCTGCGCGGTCGCGGAGTTCTCATCGATACACTTCCGTATAAGCCCGGCGATCACATCCAGCTCTCGCAACAGCTCTTCCATTTCGGTATCCAAGTCAGTCGTATCCATGAGAAATTCTCGAGCCGTCTCGCACCCCAGAAGGTAGGCTGATTTGTCGGTCAGCATGCTGTTGTAGGCAGCGATGAACCGTGCCTCGATCTCCTCTTCCGTAAGATGCGGGGTCTTGCACCGATCCTTGCCCTTATCAAATTTGCAGTTGCATTGCCAGATGCTCGTCCGGTACCGGTCGGTCGAATGCCATGTCTTGACTCCGAACCAGCCGCCACAGTCGCCGCACTTGAGCTTTGCACCGAAGATGCTCTTGCTGCTGTATGCCCGGACTATGGCTTTCCGGCGTTTGATCTCGTCCTGCACTGCGTCCCACTCCAGCGGATCAATGATCGCCTCGTGGCTGTTTTCGATATAGTACTGAGGTACTTCGCCCTCGTTGACTTTCCTCTTCTTCGTTAAGAAATCCGTGGTGAAACATTTCTGCAGAAGCGCGGATCCACGGTATTTCTCGTTCTGGAGCATGCTGTTCACGGTGGATGCACTCCATTTCGGCTTCCCGGACGGGCTCGGAATGCCATCAGTGGTCAGTTCCCTCGCAATCGCGCCGACCGTTTTCCCGGTCATGAAGTCCCGGTAGATGCGCCGGACGATGGCCGCCTGCTCCTGGTTGACCACCGGCGGATCATCCTTTTTCGGTCCGTGATCGTATCCGAGGAACTGCTTGTAGGGCAGAGTGATCTTCCCATCGGAGAATCGCTTTCGCTGGCCCCATGTCACGTTCTCCGAAATGGACCGGGACTCCTCTTGGGCAAGGCTCGACATAATGGTCAGCAGCAGCTCGCCCTTTCCGTCGAGGGAGTAGATGTTTTCCTTCTCGAAATAGACCTCGACGCCTTTCTCCTTCAGCTTCCGTATCGTCACCAGACTGTCCACGGTGTTCCGGGCGAAACGGCTGACGGACTTTGTAACGATCAGGTCCAGTGTTCCGGAGAGCGCATCCGCGATCATCTCGTTGAACCCGTCACGCTTGCGGGTGCCAAGGCCGCTGATGCCCTCATCCGTGTAGACCTTCACGAACTCCCAATCTGGGTGGCTCATGATGAACCGCGTGTAATAATCCACCTGCGCTTCATATGAGGTGAACTGCTCGTCCTTGTCCGTGGAGACACGAGCGTACCCGGCTACGCGGCGCTTCTTGACGACTGGGTCGATCCTACGCACGGCGTTCAGCGTCGCAGGGATCACTGTTACATTTCTTCCTGACATCCTGTGTACCTCTTCTTTGCATGCTTGGCGGCCTGCTTTTTCATCTCATCCGTCCATGACTCGGACCGGGATCGATCGAGCCACGTTTTTTGTATGATGCTCCCGTCGTCAAGGTATAATGTGAGCCGGTTCCCGTTATCTGCTGTGATTCCGGTGATCCGGCTCAGACCAATTTCTTCTGTTATCTTGAGGAGCGTCGCTTCGGGGATTTGCTTCGACGGACAGGCCGCCTTTCCTTTCTGCTTCAACGTTCCGCAGATCCACGTGGGACCTGTTCGCGTGTGTTTCCTTATAAAATGCTTCCCGCAGATCGCGCAGGTGATGAGCGACGTGAACGGGTAGCTCGCCGGCTGATACTCCGGGCAGTAAACCTCCGCCCGTCTTTTTAGCTCCGCCTGCACCCGCTCGAAGTCCTCCGGGGAAATGATCGGCTCATGGGTTCCCGCCGCATGGTACTGCGGACGCTGGCCGCGATTGACGTAATCCTTCTTGGTCAGACAGTCCTCGCGGTAGGTCTTCTGCAGGAGCAGGTTCCCGGTGTAGGCATAATTCCGGAGAATCTTCTGCATCCCGGAATGGTTGAACTCTCTGCCGTAACGGGTCCGGATACCTTCCGCGTTCAGCGTGTTCACGATCGACTGGATGCCCATGCCGTCAAGGTACATGGAGAAGATGCGTCGCACGATGGCCGCTTCATCCGGTTCGATCACGAAGGTGCCGTCCTCGATTCGGTACCCAAGCATGGTACAGTTCCACGGACGACCGTCTTCGAAGTTCTTCCGGACACGCCATTTCTGGTTCTCGGAAACCGACAGCGCTTCCTCCTGCGCGTAGCTGGCGAGGATCGTCAACATCAGCTCGCCTTCGTAGCTGAGCGTATGGATGTTCTGCTCCTCGAAGTACACGTCCACGCCGAGACTCCGAAGCTCCCGGACCGTTTCCAGCAGCGTGACCGTGTTTCGTGCAAGGCGGGAGATCGACTTCACAAGTACGAGGTCGATCTTTCCGGCCCGGCAGTCGGAAAGCAGTTTCTGGAAACCGGGGCGGGTGTCTTTGGTCCCGGTCTTGGCTTCATCCGAGTACACACCCACGTATAACCAGCCGGGGTGGGTTTGGATCAGGTCGCTGTAACGGCTGACCTGCGCGGAAAGGGAATGAAGCATCGCATCCTTCCCGGAAGACACCCGTGCATACGCTGCCACGCGAGTCGCTTTCGGCTGTTTTGGCCCGCCAATAAAGCGTTTTTCGATGATTCGCTCCAATGGATCACCTCCTTGTTAGTGTCGCATATTACCTCTACGTTCCACACATAGCAAGTCAATTTCGGAGAATATTGTGGAAGTTTTCAGGCCGAATTTCTCTGCTAAAACAAGGCTGATCTGTGCGTAATCATCAGCGGTGACGATCCCTTTTTCCTGCATCTCTTTCACGATCGCAAGGGCGGTCCGATAGCCCTTCACCTTCTCGTACAGCGCCTTATCCATCCGACGCCACCTGCGCTCTGGCTTTGGCAAAGCATGCCCGGCTGCAGTAGCTGGCCGTCACGCGATTGTTGCTGAACTCGGTGCCACAGAATCGGCAGACATGCGGATAGGAAACTCGGTGCGATTTCTGCTCCGGGTGCGCCTTCCACCATGCAAGCCTGCACGCATCCGAACAGAACCGAGGCGCACGTTTGCCGGGTACCGGATGCAGCGGGGCTCCGCATTGCTGGCACAGAGAAGGGCCGGTGCTGCCTACGGGATGCCGCTTGCACCAGCTCTTGACCGAGTTGACCGGCAGACCTGTTTCTGCCGCGATGGTCCTATATCCTTTCCCGGCCTGCTGCAGGCGGGTAATACTCTGAATCTGCTCGTTTGTCACAGGTTTTCCTCCAGTCCGAGAGCCTTTTCCTCTCAGTACCTTCTGGAGGGAACCGACCGGTTTGAACGAAAACGGGCATAAAAAAGAAGGCCCACCCGGGAATCCCAGATGAGCCATCCGCATTATTTCCTGTATGTTCCTCCAAGTGCCGTGATCGTCAGCGGCCCGGCCTTGCCATCGACTTCGAGACCGGCTGCTTTCTGATACGCTTTGACCTTGGCTTTCGTTTTGGAGAGGTAGTTCTTGTTTGTGACCGTGAGCCCGGTGAAGCCAGCCGCATTGAGCAGCTTCTTCAGCTCACAGACATCCTCGCCCCGGCATCCGTAGCGGAGAGCGCGGGTGAAAACGAAGCCTTCAGGCGGCTTGGGCTCCGGTTCCGGATTGCCTTCGATCTCCCGGACCTCCTCCTCGGTCCAGAAGGGCGGCCTGCCGAAGCCGTTCCAGTTGCCTTTACTAAGCGAACGCTTCACGACGCCAGCATCACGGCCCAGCGCCTCAATGACATTGATGTCCGTGTCCGCCACGTACCCGATGTGCGTCGCTCTGCCGGAAGAATTGATCTTGAACACAAAATCACCGACCCGGAGGTCGGCCTTCTTCAGCTTTTTGCATTTCCCGTAGAGCCCGTGGGCGTTGCAGTCCGATTTCAGTATCCCGGACACGTTCTGCAACCAGAACATTCCAAGCCACGAGCAGTCGAATGCCCGAAGCACGTCCCCGTACCCGGCGTCGCACTGTTTCTTCCAGAATGCTACCACACGTTTGTAGTTCGTGTCCGACGTCTCCCGGCGCTTGATCCACGCCTCCGTGATAGCCGAACCTTTCTGGCCCTGCGCTCCCCAGACGTAGATGGAGTGGTTGGCCACCTGCTCATGCAGGTAATCGAGGAAGGTCTTGAGCCTATTCGCCATCGCCGTCATCCTCCTTCTCAGCGCGGTTGTGCAGCTGCTCCAGAACTGCTTTCAGCTTTTCGGGCACCGGAAGCCCCAGATGCGCCGCGTTCTCGATCAGGGATACACCTTCATTGGAGAGGTAGAAGAAGATGATCGCCGTCCGGAGCACCGAGCCGGTTCCGATCACATAGGTGTCGAGGATGTGCCCGATACCCACCAGCGCAAAGATCAGCACCTTTTTGAAGATGCCCCGAAAGCCGATGGATGAAGACAGTTTCCGATCGACCACCGCGCACATGACGCCGGTGATATAGTCGATCACGACAAAGGCCAGTAATGCGTACAGCAATCCGTCACAGCCGCCGAGAAACCATCCGAGCCAGCCGCCCACAGCCGTGAAAGCCACTTGAATCGAGATCCAGAATTCCTTCATGATAAAAATCCTCCTTATGCCGTTCGTTTATAGAAATAGCAAGTGATGTACGGCTGCACGTTGTTATGCGCCGTGCCGCTGCCCTTGGAGCCGGTGTTCCCGGACAAGGTAGCCGTATGCGTGTGTCTGCCGCCTGATCCTGTTGTTGTGGGTCCAGTCGTGCCGCCGTTCGTGAAGTACTTATAGGAACTGCCCGAGCCGGAGCCGACCTTGTAGGTACCGGACGACGCCTGATGCGTATGCCCATCCACCGCCGTGACGGTCACCGTACCGCTGGACAGCGCATGGTTGTGGCTTGGCATGTTCGCCGCAGCCAACGTGACAGTCTTCGCGCCGCCGGTCTTTTCCACCGTACTGAAATCCGTGTCGCTGGTATCCACGCCGACCGGCACTTTGCCTGCACCCCACAGCACCCATGTCCCGCCAAGGAACGTGGTCGCGCCCGTGGTGCTTGTCGTCATGCGGATGGACCCGACCGGGAAGATCGCGTCCCGGAGCCATGCGAGGCTTGAAAAAGAAACGTCACCGTCGAAGGTGACGTCTTCATGAAACTCGGACTGCCATCCGACCTCGAACTTGTTCTGCTCACAGATCTTTCCGATCGCGAGGCCAAGACCGTTGTTGCGAATGGAGAAGATGGTGTCCGCTGTGGCAAGGTCCGCGTATGCGTATACGGTTTCAAAGTAATCGGAGACAGCGATCCGGATGTCATAGGCATACTGGTTCGAGAGGGAGCCGCCTACGACATAGGTTCCGTTGATCGAATACGACCCGGTCCATGTTTTCAGATTCGAGTACGATGTTGCCGTTTTGCGCTTAGACTGGATCACGATTGAGGAATCGTTCTTGTTGTTGAGCGAAGTGACAGTCGCTTTCAGCTTGACCGACGCGTATGTCCCGGTATGGGACGCCACACCCGAACTGTTGCAGCGGAACACCGCTACATCCGTTACGGACGGGCTCTTATACGCCAGCACGCTGAACGTGCCCGATACGGTCTTCGTTCTGGAACGGGAGTCTTTGACCGTAATGGAGATGGTCTGTGTCCCGCTCCCGGTTATGAAGTCCGTCGTGAAAGAAGTGCCGGTGTAGGTCGTGCCGTTGATGGTCGTCGTCACGGAAGCGATGGTCGAACCGTAAGCACCGCTGGCTGTGATCGCCACAGCGATCTTGGATTTTGATTGAATGAACGCACCGAACTTCGTCGCTATGGCCGAGTTGGAATCCGTCAGCGTATAGGTGGCGGAGGGTACAACCGAAGTCGGGACGTTCAGCGTGATCGAGACGGACTTGGTCCCGATCAGCGTGCTGCCCGAATAGGTGTCGCAGTAAAGCGTTCCGACAGCCGTCGTCGCGTTCGGCACCTGATTGGCAAGCGTCAGCGCCGGTGTCCAGCTCACCGAGGTGCTGGAAGTCTTTGTCACGATCGTTCCCGAAGCAGACCCCACCTGATACCGCAACGTATGCGTGAACGAAGACGACGCCGGACTCAGCGTGATCGTCGAGGCGCTGCCCATCGTCAACGTTCCGACAGACGGTGTGGTGGCTCTCGGAATCGTTGGCAGCGAGATCGTTGCGGAGCCGGTGAGCATTCCAACCGAACCAGAGAAGGAGACGTCGCCGGTCCATGCCAGCGTGATGCTCTTGGTACCGTCAGCGTTATGCGTAACCGTGCATTCGCCGTAGGCCGCTGCTTCGGTAGAAGCGTTATCGGTCAGGACCGTCAGAAACGGCTTGCCGGATGCGCTGTTGTATGCCGTGCTGTACTGCGTCGTATAGTTGCTGGCGGATACCGCCGACCCGGTAGCAAAGCCCTGCTTCTCGCGTGTGTAGACCGTGGACCCGCCTGCCGTGACAGACATCGAGCCTCTGGTGGTGCCGGAGTTGTTGTTGCCGTACACGTTGTAAGACCCTGACAGCGTTGCAAGGAATACATAAAATCGGATCGTGGAGGTGTTGTTCACCACGGATTGGGAAACGACCTTGTATTCCATCCATGTGCCGATCTTGGAAGAAGAGCCGCCCGAGATGGACCCGTTTATGATTGTGTATCCCGAATGGATCGGGGTTGAGATTGTTGCCATATCATCACTCCAATAGCTTAAAGTTCAGGTTGTCAGACTCCGGCATCCATGCAAAAGGCCCGATCCGCATACCCGTCAGAATCTGCACCGTGTTCACATACAACTTCCCGGCAGAGAAATACGCGATTGCGTTCTCTGTGGAAACGGAATCCTCGTCGCCGGTGAAGAAATAAAGAATGTCGTTCTCCAGCTTGAGCTTGATCTGGGACGTGTTTTCACCGATCACAATTCCCGAAGCGCTCATGCGAATAAATCCACGGATCGTCTCAAACTGCTGGGATACCTCGCCGTTGAGGTTGGAGATTTCGGAGCTCGTTTCCGTGAAGTTTGCCTCGATGGTTCCGGCCATGACAGAGAGCGTTGTCTGGATGGTGCTCTGCAGCGCATTGAAATCCGAGGTCGTGACATAATCCTCCAGCGCGGACAGAATGATCTGCTGCGCGGACTGGATAATGCTCGTATTGTTCGTAATCTCATGCTGTACGATCTCGGTCGCTTCACTGTTTGTCACGTAATCGGCCTCAATGCCCTCGATCCGATCCACGGCGTCTGCGATCTTGCTCGTGTTATCCGCGACAAGGGAGATCTTGCTGTCCCCGAGCGTGATCCGCATAGCAGCCGGGTTCTGGAGAGGGATTGTCATCTTTGTCAGAACGAACTCCGCCTGCGGACAGATGTTCCCGCAGGTGACGATCACACGGTCGAGGAACTGGAAGCACTCGATATCCGCATCCATCGGGTGCAGGTCCACAGCGGTGAGCGAGATCGTTTCTTTGAGTCTCGCACCGGAGGCTGCCAGCCAAGCCTGACCTTTCTGGAGCAGGTTCGTTGGCGTCGTTATGCTGTCCCATGTGGTTTCTGACAGGGGAGCATAGATGATTCCGTAGATGGCCGCGTTTGCCGAATCGATCAGATGCGGGTCGTCGCCGTTCACGTCCGCGATCGTAAGCCGGGCATCCGATTCATACGCCGGGTCGATGGCCGACATACGCGCTCCAAGAGGGACGCAGGCGGTATATGTCTCGTCGGCGTCCTTCGTGACCGCGATATCGATCAGGTTTTCCCCGAACTGGATCTGCTGCGTGGATGTGTCCGGTGGATCAGCAAGCCAGTTCAGGACCGGCTTTTCCAGATAGTTGTATGTCACGTGCAGGTACCCGCCGTAGCGCTTCACCAGTCGCTCCTTCAGCACCTGCCATGTGGAATCGTAAAGGACCGAATGCGACTGAATCTCCGAGTCCGCTGTCACCGTGCAGTTGCCGATCAGAAACTGTTGGTTTGCAGAAACGGACGCGTTGTGCCGGTTGATCAGAAATGCGAAGAACTCCGCAGGTGTTCCAGTGAACTCATACGGGTCGCACACGCTGTCGATCAGGTACGCAAGGCACCCTTCTGCGGTGTACTTCGTCTGTCCGGACAGGTTCCGTTCGTCCTTAATGACCCGGCCTTTGAAGACCAGCCGTCCATCACGGTACACCTTGACCACACTGACCAGCTTCCGTATCCGGAACACTGCTGGGTGAGTGTCCGGGACTGAAAACGTTAAAAGACCCGGTTCGTTGACGGAGAGGTCAAGAATCGGGTCGATCACAAGATATCTGGGAAACTTCGGATCATACAGGATATCCGAATCCGAATACATGGTATAGATCATAGACACCCTTTCCGGAATGTGAAGATGGTCGTCCCTGTGGACTCGACCGTCACAGACCTTGTTTCATCACCGGGCAGGTACATTTGGCCGTTCAAATGGCCGCCCGGGGACATCTGCAGTCGCACCGTGTTCCCGGAAGCTGTGAATGTCAATGTAGCCTGCTCCGTATTGCTCACGAACGGAACGACCGGCATCCTTGCGTTTCTCAGAATCGCGGTCCCATTGCCGGTCACGGTAACAGTCGTTTCCTGCTTATCCATTTTGAACGGCTCTGCCGTGATGGTGACGGCAATCTCGCAGTACCCGTCGCGCTTTGATATGGACGTCACATCCACACGGCCCGTGTAGTAATAATTCGAGTCTTTGCTGAATACGATCTGCATCCGTTTGCCGTGGACCGCGTTCACGAAAGCGGAGACCCGTGTGTCGTATTCTCCGGTCGCGTACAGGGTCAGAAGGATGATACGGTCGTTGAACCGGATCGCATCAAAAGCCTCTGTCAGGTCCAGCGACCCGTCGTGTCCGGGAACGGGCACGAAGTTCGTCTGCGCCGTGGGCATGGGGATCTCATACGGGGCTACGATGAGCCCGTAATCCGTATGTGTGTTCTTGTTTCCAAACAGGATATAGCTCATGCGTACCTCACTTTCAGCTTCTGCATCTGTCCGAGTGCGTTGTCCATTTCAGGGGCCAGCCACCCGATCACAGCGCCGGTATCCGTCACGATCTGCCTTACGCCCATTTGAGGCAGGTATGCTTTCATAAGGTCGAACATGGCCGAGACCGTAGCGGCCACGGACAGGTTCGCGGAGGGCAGCACCGCAGACGCATCGAAGTTCGCTGCAGCACGCACCTGTTCCAGATCGAAGTCGGTCGGGATCGCCTTCTGCATCTCTTTCTCCACATCCTCCATGGCGTCGACAAAGCCTTCGCCAAGGCCAAGTCCCATGTTCTCACCGATACCGGCAAACACCGTGGACGGAGAGTGGATACCCAAGAGACCTTTGATGTTCTTTAGCAGCCCGTTTGCCCAGCCCTTGACCTTGTTCCACAGCCAGTTTGCCGTGTTGCTGATGCCGTTCCACAGGCCTTTGAGCAGGCTTGCACCGGCGTCGGCCATCTTGCTGGTCAGGCCAACGATCGCGTCCACGATGCCCGTCACGATCTTCGGCACGGCTTTTACGATCTCCGCAATGATCGTGGGCAGGTTCTCGATCAGAGCTATGAAGAGTTCGACGCCTGCCTGAATGATCTTGTCGATGTTCCCGATGAATGCGTCCACGATACCGGAAACGATCTCCGGGATGGCTTTGACAATGGTGGTAATAATCTCCGGCAGCGCCTGTATGAGCGCGACCAGGAGCTTGATTCCCGCCTGAATGATCTGCGGGATCGCGTTAATGACCGCCTTGATGATCCCGTCGATGATCTTCGGGATGGCCTCGACGATCTTGGCGATGATCGTAGGCAGCGCGTTCACCAGTGAGGTCAGCAGTTTGATTCCCGCATCGATGATCTCCGGAATGGAGTCGAGCAGGAAATCCACGATTGCCAGAATGATCTCCGGAAGCGCATCGATCAGCACCGGCAGCGCCTCAAGGAGGCCTTCCACCAGACCTTCGATGAGCTGCAAAGCGGCGTCGAGGATCATGGGCAGGTTTTCAATCAGGCCCTGCACGATGGTCACGATCGCTGCAACCGCCGCCGGGATCAGGGTGGGCAATGCGTTACCTATGCCCTGCACCAGCGTTGCAATCAGCTGCACCGCCGCCTCGATGATGAGCGGCAGGTTCTCGATCAGTGCGTTCACGATCGTCATGATCGCCTGCACCGCTGCTGGGATCAGGCTCGGGAGCAGGCGCACGATGGTGTTCAGCACTTCGGTGAACAGGCTCGTGATGGTCTGAAGTAGCACGGGAAGCAGCTCCCCGATTGCGGAAACGAGCGCACCGGCCACGGAAGGCAATGCCTTCACGATATTCTGGATGACGGGCGTGATGTTTTTGAGCACGCTCTTGAACGCATCCACCACATCCTTGCAGAGCTTGTCCATATCCGCGTCCGCTCTGCCAAACCCTGTGATCAGGTTCTTGAGCGCACCCTGCATCGAGTTAACGGACCCGGAAATCGTATGTTCGGCTTCCTTAGCGGTGGTGCCGGTGACGTCCATGCTCGTCTGGATCACATGAATGGCCTCGACCACGTCCGCATAGGAATCGATATTGTACTCAATCCCTGAGATCGCCTGTGCGTCCTTCAGTAGCCGTTCCATTTCGGTCTTCGTACCGCCATAGCCCAGCTTCAGGTTGTCCAGCATCGTATAGTTCTGCTTCGCAAAGCCCTGATAGGCGCTCTGGATCGCGGACATATCGGAACCCATCTTGTTTGCGTTGTCCGACATATCCGTAATGGCCATGTCCGCATACTCAACGGCCTTTTCCGTGTCTCCGCCAAGGGACGAGATCAGGCTGGCTGAGAAGGACGTGACCGTCTCCATATACTCGTTGGCCGAGAGCCCCGCCGTCTTGTACGCGCCCTCGGCATACTCCTGCAGTTTCCCGGAGGAAGCCTTGAACAGGGTGTCGATACCGCCGACCAGCTGCTCGTAATCCGCAAAAGCGGAGATGACCTCTTTGCCCAGCTTCACGGCGGCAGCACCTGCGGCAACGAGCACCGCACCCATGGCGGCTCCGACCGTTTTGAGAACGTTGCCAAGACTCTCGAACTTGCTCTCGGAATCCTTGGCGGCGTCCCCGGCTTCGTCGATCTCGTCACCCATGTCGTCTGCACTGTCGGTGACGTTGTCCATCTCCCGATCCATGCCGTCCAGCGCATCCTCGGCCCGACCGTACCCGGCATTGGCCTCATCGAGCGCGGCGTTGTTGTCAGCCAGCTCACGCTCCATGTCGTTCAGCGCGGCTTCCGCATTGTTCAGCTGGATTTGCCACGCCTGCGTGCGACGGTCGTTCTCGCCAAAGGACTCTGCGGCATTCTGCAGTGCCGAGCGAAGGACCTCAATCTTCTGCTTTTGCGCTTCAATCTCCTTGTTGAGGACCGTGTTTCGGGCGGTCAGGGCATTGACTGATTTATCGTTCTTGTCAAACTGCGAGGCGACCAGCTTCATCTCCGAACCCAGAACTTTGAAGGAGGAGTTGATGTCCGCCAGCGCTTTTTTGAACTCTTTTTCGCCTTCCAGACCGATTTTTAATCCGAAATTGTCTGCCAATTGGACCGCCTCCTTTCTTAGATTCCGTCCGGGATAATATCGTCAATGAAATGCTCACGCTTCGGGACTGCCATCCCGTGGTACTGTTTGTGGCATTCAAAGAGGTCCAGCAATAGACCAAAAGGCATCGTCCAAACCTCATCCTGCGTCAGGTGAAGTTGGGCGATGCCGAAATAGAGAAGTCGGGTAAACAACTCGTCGTCGCTTACCCGACCTGCGCGTTTTTTGGGTCTGTCTCGCTTTCGATGTTTCGCTTCGTGCCACGGTACAGAGCTTCCGTGATGGCCGATTTGTACTCTGCAAGATCGGAAGGCACGGTCAGAAGCTCAACCTCGTCTGTGGTGAGGACGCGTTTCGGCTTGTCAGCATGCTTCAGGTTGTAGATCAGAATGCTCTGATTGGCCAGAAGCGTGATAAGCCACACGATCTCACTGATCGCCATCTCAAAGTTCTCGCCCTTGAGAAGCTTGTCTCCGAGGTGCTCCAAACCGCCGTACCTGCCAGCGATCTCCTTGGTGGCCTTGGTGGTGAGGATCAGTTCGTACTCCTCTCCGCCGATGGTAATGAAGGCGCTGCGATCGTTATCCATAGAGCGCCTCCTTAGTGAGTCGATCCATTACCGCCGGGGATCGTACCCGGTGACAGGTTCAAGTCCCCGGAAGGCTCGTATACGAATTCGTACCAGTTGGTGATCACGCTGTCGTCGACGCCATCCGCGCCTTCGGTAACCTCCGCTTTCCAAGGATGGTTCCCGCTGTAGTCGACCTTGTTCCGGCGAAGGATCGTGCCTTCGATGGTCGGGGTCTGGAAGCTGATGGAATCGCCCTTCGTTTGCAGGTTGGTGGCCGGGATGCCGAACTTAACACGGTACAGCCAGTAATAGCGGTACTTGCCGTTCGACTTCCTTGCACGGAACGCGACCGCGACCGGAGTGCCGCCATCGTCGGAACCGGAGACAACCACACCGTTTGCGTCAATGGTCGCGTCGGAAAGCGCACTTGCGATCTCTGCGCCGATATCGTCGATGCCCAGAGTCAGCGTGCCGGACTTGAATTCCTTCACGACCTCCGCAGCGCCGTCATCCGCGTACAGAATCGCTTCGTTTAGTTCAACGGAAAGCTCTGCCGAGATTGCCTTCGCAAGGACAGCAGGCTCTCCATACGTTTCCTCACCGTCCGCGTTTTCCGTGATCGGTGCGTAATAGAGTTTATCAAGGCCGATTGTTGCCATTTATCGTTCCTCCGTTTCGTATTCGTAGTATTGGGCCACATCCACGGTATAGTGGTGATAGCCGGATTCAGGCTCGAAGCCTAAGTACTGCCGGTCGGTAATGGTGTATCCGTTCTGGACCAGTAATCGAACCAGCCGGTTCTTCACAGCTGTGTAGCTGCCTTTCGAGTAAAGGGAAAGCCGCACTTCCTGAATATCCACCCCCGGCTCGTTATCCGCATGCAGGTCAAAGCTGTCCGACAGCGGTACGATCACCAGGTACTGGTCCGGAGCCATGTTGGAAAACACGCCGGTTTCCATAGGAACATCCAGCACGGGAAGCAGAGCGGTCAGGTCTTCCAGTATGCTCATAGCTTCTGTACCTCCTCATCGAACTTCTGCCGCATCGCTTCAATGCATGCAGCCTTGGACGCTGTTTTCGCCGGTTTCAGAAACGGCTTTGCAGGCTGTCCGTGACGCCCGTACTCGAGGATGTTCGCAATCTTCGCGTTGCTCTTGCCCCCGGAGCGCGGTTCCGCAAAGCCGACTTTGATGTTGTGGTTTCCGCTGCGGTCGAGCTTTACTGTGGAAACGCCAAGCGAAGAAAGCAGCTGACCCGTTGATCGGGAAGGGAGTTTCGTTCCGCTGCCGATCACCCCGGAAAGCCGGGAACGGACATTCGTTTCAACGACCTCGGCACCGGCTTCCAGAACGCTTTCCGCGATCCGGTCCTCTTCGGAGCCAAGACGCTGGATGCTTTTCAGGAAGTTCTCAGGCATCTGGATATCTGCTTTAGCCACGGGAACTCACCACCTTTTTGCCAGCACTTCGATGTACATGCCTCTACCGCCAACGTTCTCCACCGAAATGATATCGAATCGTTCGCCGTCGCACAGGATGTACTGGCCGGTCGTAACGGTCACGTCGGGGATCGTCCGGAACCGGAACAGATCCGTTGCTTCGGAGAACGTGGCAAGGTTTACCCAGCGCTCCGAGCCGTATCTGCCTTCCCGGTACATAGGAACGGAAGCGAGGGTCACATCCTGCTTGGACGCAAAACCCTCGCTGTTCTTATCTACGATTTCTTCTACGATACTTGCCTGCCGGTTCATTCTGCCAAAGCTCATGCTCACACCTTCCAATCCCGGTCCAGCCGCAAAAGCAGGTTGACCGTATTCCATACCTGCCGCGCCGCTTCCGGACGATCCGCAAAGAAACCGCCCGTTGACCCGTCGCGGGATTCGTAGAAATGCGAGGAGAGCATGATCACCGCCTGTTCTGTGGTCGGCGGCATATCGTGGGTGGAGTAGTAGCCCGCCTCGATGTGCTGGTAGCTTTCCGCATAGGATACGGCGGCAGAGATGTACATCAGAAGCAGTTCATCGTCTACCGAATGGCCCAGGATCAGATTCGCTTTTACTTTTTCAAGCAGCGTGTTCATTTCTGCCACCTCCTTTCATCTCTCATCTGTGGTTTCTCCCTCATCCATAAAGCCCGATGCTACCAAACTCATGAGCAGCTCATTGAAGTCATCTTTGAGAGCTGCTACAGTCGTTGCTGTGCTTTGGTCCTGATGACCCATCTGCCGATAAGGAAGAGGAAGTCCCTTGACAACGGCATCTTTCTCAAAGATCAGTGTTCCACCGATGTGCGTTACTTCACCGCCCTGTTCGGTGTAGTTCAGAGTGTTATGCCCGGTCGGTTCCGGTTCACGGGGTGCCCATTCAACTGTCATACAGTACCTCCTTACGCCTGCTGCAGAAGCTGGATCGCTTCAGGCAGAATAACCTTGCCGTCCACACGCTCGGTCGCAACGTAACCGATCTGGCCGTTAGTGGCGTAGAGTTCGTTGAGTCTCTGCACGGTACGGCCCGCACGGTCACCGATCCAGTAATTCTTGAAATCACCGAATGCGACGGTAAGCGCACCGGACTGAGCGGTCGGGACATAGGGGCTCGTGTAGAGCTCGTAACCGAGGAGCTTGTCCGGCTGACCCGCCTGAACGGAAGGCTGCCAGAGGTATGCGCCGTTGCCGTCCTTCAGCTTGCGGAGGATGGACACGGTCGCATCGTTCATAAGGAACTTGGCATTCCTGCGATACGGGGACTTCAGCGCGTACACGAGGCTAATGACCTCGTCAGCGGTGATCGCTGTCTGGCTGGCAGCGGTGACGCCGACGGTACCGCCGTTTGCGGTAAAGATACCGGTGGGCTGGTTCGTGCCGGTGCCGACGCAGAACGCCTGTTCCTCGGCAATGCCGAAGGCACGTGCGAACTCACGAATGAGATAGTCCTCGATATCGAACTCGGCGTCCTGCAGCAGTTCCACGCTGACGCGGCAGAGGTCGGTGAGCTTGAACGCGTCAATCTGCTTCTGGCCAAAGGTGGGATTGCTCTCGGTGTAAGCCGCGTTCTCGGCGGTCCACTGTGCGGTGGAATGACCGACCGCCACGGGAATCTTGCGCTCATGATGCGTGGTGATCACCTTGGCAACACGACGGATCACGTTCTCCTCGTCCAGCGCGGTCACGATGTTGTGCTCAAAATCCGTCGGAACAAGGAATCCGCCGTCCACGTCCGGGCTGGTGGAGAGCACGTTGTGAAGCAGGCTCTTGCCGCGGAGGTGACGACCGAAGTCCTCCTTATACGCATCCGACGCTCTGCCGGACTTCCTGTCCATCTGCGCCGTCTTTTCGGGAGCAGCGGTCAGGGGCTCGCTCATCGGTTTATTGAGTTCGGCCTCGTGTGCATCGCGGCGCTCCATGCGCTTGACCTCGTTGGTCAGGGCATCGAGTTCAGCTTCCATCTTGGAATAGGTCGCATCATCCTCGGCGGACAGCACGCCCATATCGTTTCTGTGGGTGTTGAGAAAACCTTCCATGGTGTTCCACAGAGCGGCTCTTTTGTTGCGAAGTTCAGTAATGTTCATGAAAAGAATCCTCCTGTTACAGTAGTTTTTTGTAGAGTTCAGCCTTCAGTTCCTGTACGGAGCGTCCGGCAGGTTTCGGCTTCGTCTTGCATTTGCCGGAGATCTTGTTGATCAGAGCTCGTTCCACTTGAGAAGCGGAGAACGCATAGCCCTCGGCGTCGGTACTGTGCTTTTCATCCGTGAGAATGCCGTCAGCAAAGCCAAGCTCTACAGCACGCATTGCATTCATCCACGTGGTGTCATCCATCATGTGGGAAAGCTGCACCCGGGAAAGCCCGGTCTTCAGCTCATACGCGTTGATGATGCTTTCCTTGACCTCGGAGAGCATGTCGATTGCTTTTTCCATGTCCGCGTGATCTCCAAACGCCATCGTCGCCGGGTTATGGATCATCATGAGCGCGGTCGGTGCGATCAGCACCTTGGTACCGGCCATGGCAACAACGGAAGCGGCAGATGCGGCCACGCCGTCGATCTTGACCGTGACGTCGCCCTTGTAGTCCATGAGCATGGTGTAGATCTGACTTGCCGCGATACAGTCGCCGCCGGGTGAATTGATCCAGACGGTGATCGGCCCCTCGCCGGAAAAGAGCTCATCTTTGAACATGGCCGGGGTGACATCGTCGTCAAACCAACTTTCCTCGGCAATCGTGCCGTAGAGCTCAAGGACTCTCTCTGCCGGAGCGCTTTCGTCCGCCTGGTTTATCCAGTTCCAGAACTTCCTGTTCTTCATTGGTTCCGTCCTCCTTTCCATCGGATTCGGTATTTGCAAAAGCACCCGCCTTCGAAAGCGGGAGCATGTTGCCGTTTACGAGATAGAGATCGCCGCCATCTTCTTCGGATATGCGGTCGAGGTTCTCCAGTTCCCGGATGTCGTTTGCGCTCATCCATCCGTTCTGTCTTGCCGTGGCGTACCCGGACATCCGGCTCTGGTAGTCGCCCCGGAGCAGGCCTTCCACATTGAATTTCACGAAGTACCTCTGCTTCTCCGAAGGCAATAGCAGAGAACGCTGGATCGACTGCTCCCATCTCACGACCCATGGGTCGAGTGTGTACTTTACGAACTCAAGGGATTGCTGCTCTATATTGGAAAAGCTCGACTTCTCAAGGTCTCCAACCATATGCGGCGGGACCCGGAAGATACGCGCGATCTCGTTGATCTGGAACTTCCGCGTTTCAAGGAACTGCGCCTGCTCCGGAGAAATGGAGATTGGCGTGTACTTCATGCCTTCTTCCAGCACAGCGATCTTCCCGGAATTGGAGCTGCCTCCGAACTGGCTCATCCATGCATCGCGGACCTTTGCCGGGTCCTTGATCGTGCCCGGATGCTCCAGCACACCGGAAGGCGCAGCACCGTTGGCGAAGAACTTGCTGCCGTACTCCTCCGTAGCGATCGCAAGCCCGATGGCGTTCTTGGCCATGGCGATGGGCGAGTATCCAACCAGCCCGTCAAAGCCGAGACCGGGGATATGCAGTACGTCCGACGGCATGAGCACGACCAGATCACCCTTAGTCGTATGCGCCTCGTCCGAAGAACGCTGGTACTGGTAGTACAGCTGGCCGTTGGTGTCCCGGTTCACGCTCATCTTGTTTGCCATGAGCGGGTAGAGACCGACGACCTCGCCTTTGCCGTTCCGGATGATCTGCGCATACGCGTTGCCGTAGAGCAGCAGGTGCGTCATGAGCGTTTCCCGGAACACAAACGAGCTCATCTCCGGATTCGGTTCATCATGCAGCAGCAGGTACAGCGAGTGACCCGTCGCCTTCTCTTTGCCGCCGTCCTCCTTATACCGGTAAAGGTGCAGCGGGAGTCCTGCGATCGCTTCCGACAGGATACGCACACAGGCGTACACCGCCGTCATCTGCATGGCGCTGCGCTCGTTCACGATCTTGCCGGAGGAGCTCCCGCCCATGTAAAAGGCGAAGCTGCTACCGGGTGTCCGGTTCACAGGCTTATCTCTGGATTTGAACAATCCGCTGAAGATTCCCAATCCGTATCACCGTCCTTTCAAAAATGAGCATAAAAAAAGCACCTGCGTTCACAGATGCTTTCCCTTATGGTTGGGCGTTTTCCCTTATTTTATGATTTGTTTTAAGGGGAACCCTTGCATATTAAGGGATTCCTACTTTGTCCTGAAGTAACAGGTATTCTTCCCACCATCTTCCCGTTTCAGTTCGCCAGATTCAACAAGCTTTCGCAAGGCTCCTTCAATTGAGCTTACGCTGAGAGAGGGGCATAGTTCTCGTATATCCTGCTTTGTAAAGCGACCGATTTTATTCTCTGTCGCAAGTCTGACAGTTTCTAAAGCAGACCGTTTGGTTTCGACCAGGGCAAATCGATCTTCAAAATCTTTATAAGCAGACAGAATCGTTCCAAGCAGATACTTGATGAAAGGAACAGGATCATCATGTCCTTCATGCCATCCATCCTGAGATGCCGAAAGCGAATCATAGTACAGGTCTTTATTTTTCGCAATTTTTGCTTCCAACGAGATGTATTTCCCAACATAGAAGCCATTACGATAAAGGAGTAATGTTGTAAGCAATCTACTCATCCGCCCATTGCCATCATTGAAAGGATGAATGCACAGGAAGTCGTGAATAAAAACCGGGATCGCGATCAACGGTTCAAGTTCCATGTTGCCGATGACCCGATTGTATTCTTCGCAAATTCTATCAAGCGCATCTGGAGTTTCATATGGTGCAAGCGGCGTAAAAAGCGTTTCCGTATGCCCATCCGGGTAAGTTGCGCTGATATAGTTCTGCACATTCTTGGTCTGGCCAGCCATTGGGTTATTCGTCTGATTGTACAGAATCTTGTGCAGTTGGAGAATGTAGTTTCGTGTAATCGGAATAGCATCAAAGTTCTCATGAATGATATTCAGCGCATCACGATACCCCGCGATCTCTTTCTCACATCGATTTTTTGGAGTAGTCTTTTCGGCTACCAACTGCCGGATACGAATGGTTGTTGTCCGAATTCCTTCAATAGCGTTAGATGCCTCCGTACTTTGTACCTTTGCTATTTCGACCAGTTTTTCAAGTTCTTCCGGCCGCTGCTTTAAGTACAACTCCTGTTTTCCGGCTTCTTTATAAATGGCAGCGATAAAGCCCAGAATCTCAGAATCCCACCTTTGCTGCCGTATCACCGTATAGTTAAACTCCCTCACAGGAACACCTCCGTTCATTATTCCCTTAAAATATAGCAGATAATAAGGGAATAGTCAAGTGAATAAGGGAATACTCCCTTAATATAGTGCTCAGATTGAGGGAAATCATACATCGCTTTTCAAAGAAAAAGTATGCCTCGTGTATCGTATACACTTTCTCCTGTGCCGTTCCCGCACCGGATGGCACGGTCGAGTGCCATGATCGTCGCCACGGCACCGTCGATTTTCTCGGTAGACTTTTCCTTGTCCGGCTTGATATTCCCGGCAGGATCGGTCCGTACATAGATGTTATCCATCATCCAGCGGAGCACCGGATGCCCGGCGTGGGCGATGCGCTGCTCCAGAACCAGCTTCATGAGCTCCTTGGTGGGCGGGCTCATATCCTTGAATCCCTGCCCGAACGGAACGACAGTGAAGCCCATACCCTCAAGGTTCTGCACCATCTGCACAGCACCCCAACGGTCGAACGCGATCTCACGGATATTGAACCGTTCCCCGAGACGCTCGATGAACTTCTCAATGTACCCGTAATGGACAACGTTTCCTTCCGTGGTCTGCAGGTATCCTTGGCGTTCCCACACATCGTAGGGAACATGATCCCTGTTGATCCGCTGGTCGATGTTCTCTTCCGGTATCCAGAAGTACGGCAGGACCACGAACTTGTCCTCTTCATCCAGCGGCGGGAACACCAGCACAAACGCCGTGATGTCCGTCGTGGAGGAGAGGTCCAAGCCGCCGTAACAGACGCGGCCTTCGAGTTCGTCTTTCGGGACGGCAAACGCGCACCGGTCCCATTTTTCCATAGGCATCCAGCGCACGGCCTGCTTGACCCACTGGTTGAGCCGGAGCTGCCGGAAAGCGTTCTCCTCGGCAGGGTTCTGCTTGGCTGACTCGCAGGCGGCCTTCACCTTATCGATCCCGACCGTAATCCCGAGCGACGGGTTCGCCTTCTTCCATACCTTCGGGTCCGTCCAGTCGTCGTTCTCGTCAGCACCATAGATCACGGGATAGAAAGTCGGATCGATCTTCCGGCCTTCCAGCAGGTCATTCGCCTTCTGGTGCGTTTCGTAGCAGATGGATTTCGTGTCCGTCCCGGCGGTGGTTATAAGGAAATACAGCGGCTGCATCCTCGCGTCGCCGGAGCCCTTGGTCATAACGTCAAAGAGCTTTCGGTTCGGCTGGGTGTGCAGCTCGTCAAAGACCACGCCGTGAATGTTGAAGCCGTGCTTCGAGTAGGCCTCCGCCGACAGCACCTGGTAGAAACTGTTCGTCGGCAGGTACACGATTCGCTTCGTGGCCGTCAGGATCTTGACCCTGCGATTCAGCGCCGGACACATACGGACCATGTCCGCAGCAACCTCGAATACGATGGACGCCTGCTGCCTGTCCGCTGCGCATCCGTACACCTCTGCGCGTTCCTCACCGTCGCCGCATGTGAGCAGGAGCGCGACCGCAGCCGCGAGCTCCGATTTTCCCATTTTCTTGGGGATCTCAATGTAGGCGGTGTTGAACTGCCGGTATCCATTGGGTTTGATGATGCCGAAGATGTCCCGGATGATCTGCTCCTGCCAATCAATCAGGGTGAACGGTTTCCCGGCCCACATGCCCTTGGTGTGACAGAGGCACTCGATGAACGAGACCGCATAATCGGCCTTGGCCTTATCGTAGACGGAGTCCTTCGCCTTGAACTTCGTCGGGGTGTATTTCTTCATTCGCCTCAAATCATCACCTCCAAAAGGGCATAAAAAATAGCCGCCCGAAGCGACCTTCATAACGAGGAACAGAGCCGGTCGGCTCATTCTCCAAGGTTATTATTGTTTACTGGTGCATCGCCCAAAGGATCGCGTGCCCGTCGTCCTCGAACTCGACCTCGCTTGCTGCCCGGAGCCCAATCGCGCCTTCGCAGGTGTGATCGTCGGTCAGGAACTCGTAGGTTGCTCCGTAGTAGCAGGGCTTGTTCTTTCCGTTGTAGTAGTACCCAGCCAGCACCAGCTTATCGCCAAAGGGCAGAACCTTGCTCCAGCGGGTTTCCAAGTCCTCCGGGCAGGTCGGGTTCGGAAGCCGGTACTTTCTCGTTGCCTCGTTGATCGTCATGACCGTGTCCTCCTCAGCTTTCTTTCTCGATCGTGCCTTTGCCGACCCAAACGCTGCCGTCCGGCCATTTGTAGGAGTCGAAGGAGTATTCGTGGCTGCCGACCTTGAACCGAATGTAGGTTCTGTCGTCGCTGCCTTCCAGAAGGGTGATGCGGTCGAGGGCGGGCTGGAAGCCGTACTCGCTGTAAAGGGCTGCCTGTGCGGTGCGCTTCAAATTCATGTTGATCTCTCGGGTTGTCATGGTCTTGTCCTCCGTAGTGTGGTTTCCCCTTGGGGTAGTGTATATATCACTCTAAACAGCTGTAATAGCAAGTCATTTTTGCGAGATTTCTCAAGGTTTTTCACACTTTTTTGCGGTGTTCATTCATCGCCGTAGAGGATGAACCGAACGTGCTCTTTGCGGTGCTCCTCGAGGAAAATCACCAGTTCGTAAAAGCCTCTCTCGTTCGCCAGCCACTGCACGGTGTTTACATCAAACATGTTCGTGAGGCCGGTGTCCCGGATCGCAAGAATCTGCTTTTTGATCGTTTCATTCATCGTCGCTCACCGCCCTGCAAATGTCCGCGCCGTATGCGACCGACAGGCCGGAGCCGTTGTCCCATGCAACCATGATGGAGCCAATGTCATCCACGCCGATGACCGTGCCTTTCGTTCCGATCGGGGGAGCTTGAATATCGTCCATCTCAACGAGCTCCACCCGTGTGCCGGGCGTGTAGCGCCGACGTAAGCCTTCGAGGGCCGCTTTGCTGATCATTCGCATGTTTCCACCTCCGTTTTCTTCGCGCCGCTCTTGAAGGCCGAGGACCCGGTGAGGTTCCGGAGCAGAACCTTGCGTTCGGCCTTGTACTCGTTTCCGATGAACCCGAGCCGGAGCAGGAAGCAGCGGAATGCGTACTTGTCGTTGTCGACCGGCTTTTCCTTGGCGGTGATCCGCTTCTGGTTCCGGGCCATGTCGCAGAGCGCGGTCACAAAGTGCATGTATGCCTTGACCTCGTCCGGTGACTCGTACTTCGGGAACCATGAGAAGTCCAGCTTCTTGCCTTCAATGTTGATGGGAAGCTCGCTAACTCCAAGTGCCTTTTTGATTAGGCTGCCCTTGGCGGCGACCAGGTCGTAAAGGTTCTGGAGCTGGCTTTCGGTGAAGATCGAAAGTGGCATTTGGATCGCGACCCCGGCGGGGCCTTCGTTCTCTTCGGTTCCTGTCTCGGCCTGAAAGCCCGCTGCGGTAAGGGCGACGATGACCGCCTCGATCGTGTCCTGATCCGTGCGCTCGTCATAGACCACCGTGCCATCCTTCTCGACGAGGATGTTGTTTACCGCGTAGGCGCAGGTGGGCATGCCCTTGTAGACCGGCTTCATGCCGATCGTCTTGGAGATGACTGCGACCAGTTCTTTACGATCCGGTCCTGTGGCGTTGTAGTGTAGTTTCATTGGGTTACCTCCTTGTTTTTGGTACTGTATACATCACTCTAAAGCCACAGAATAGCAAGTTATATTTGAGCGATTTCTGTACTATTTTTCAGGAGATAAGACCCTGTTCGTCTACGGTTGATACTTCATCAAAGCGGAACGTGACACCGTCCCGCTGCACGGTTACGCCATCCGGGGAACCGACCTGCTCGATGTAGCGTTTAACGATGACATCACAGAACTTCTCGTCCAGTTCCACGGTGTAGCAGGTGCGATCCGACTGCTCACAGGCAATGAGCGTGCTGCCGGAACCGCCGAACGGGTCCAGCACGATCGTACCGGTCATGGACGAGTTCATGATCGGGTAGGCCAGAAGCGCGATCGGCTTCATGGTCGGATGATCCGCGTTCTTCTTGGGTTTGTCGTACTCCCAGACGGTGGTTTCCTTGCGGCCAGCATACCAGACGTGCTTACCGGACTTCTTCCACCCGAAGAGCACCGGCTCGTGAATCCACTGATAGGGACTGCGGCCCAGCACCAGCGAGTTCTTTTTCCAGATGCAGCACCCGGACAGATAGAACCCAGCATCGACAAAGGCTCTCCGGAAGTTCAGGCCCTCGGTGTCCGCGTGGAACACATAGATGGAAGCGTCATCTGCCATGACCGCCTCCATGTTCGTGAAGGCGTCGAGCAGAAACTGGTAGAACGCGTCGTTTGCCATGTGGTCGTTCTTGATCTTCCCGGCGGTGCCTTCGTAGTTCACGTTATAAGGCGGGTCCGTCAGCACGAGGTTCGCCTTCTTGCCGTCCATCAAGGTGTCATAGGTTTCCTTTTTCGTGGAATCCCCGCATACCAGGCGATGCCGACCGAGCGTCCAGACGTCACCGGCCTTGGTGAAGGTTGGCTTTTTAAGCTCCGCCTCGATATCGAAGTCATCGTCATGGATGCCGTCCTTCAGGCTGTCCTTGAACAGGTCGTCGATCTCGTCCGGATCGAAACCGGTGAGTGACACATCAAAGGCCTCGCCCTGCAGATCGGAAATGAGCAGAGCCAGTTTGTCCTTGTCCCAATCGCCGCTGATCTTGTTCAGGGCAATGTTGAGCGCCTTTTCCTTGGCTTCGTCCATTTCAATGATGACGCAGTCCACCTCGGTGATGCCGAGATCGATCAGCACCTTCAGTCGCTGATGCCCACCGACCACGCGACCGGTTGTCTTGTTCCAGATCACCGGTTCCACGTACCCGAACTCCTCGATGGAGCGCTTCAGTTTTTCGTATTCCTCGTCGCCGGGCTTTAGATCCTTGCGGGGATTGTATTCGGCAGGCAGCAGCTCCGCCGTTTTCTTTTTCTCGATCAGCATATGAGCCCCCACTCAGCGAACTTCTCAAACCCGCCGAGGCGGTGGATGAATGTCCTCGCTGTTTCCACGATTCTCTCATATGGAATACCGTCCACGGCATCGTCACCGATGGCGCAGACAAGCTCGACCGGCACACCGGTTTCCTGCGCCTTGAGCCATGCGTAAATGTTGATGCTTACGTCGGCTTTGGAGAGGTCCTTGCCGTGCAGACCGCCGCCGGTGACGGAGTCTCCCATGTCGCTTCCGAGCTTCCGGTTCGTCGCACCGGAGTCCACATCCGTGCCGCCGGTCCAGTCTCCGAGCGGATTGATCTCGGCATCCGGAAAGACTTCATGCAGATTGCCGGTCTTGGCGTTGCTCTGGCAGAGGATCAGGCGGTTGCCGTCCAGAATGTATTTGCCGTCGCTACCGTAGGTTTCATAGAGCTGCTTGGCGATGGCGGTGAGCTTTTTCTGCTCGTCAGTCACCGGGACACCTTTGAAGATGCCGTTGTCGCCGCAGTGGATGCCGTCGATCTGGTTGTCGGCCAGATGCTCATCCTGCGAAACCTCACGGTAGTCCACCAGCAGGTTCCCGGCGATACGGGAAACAGCAGCCTTTACCTCATCAGGAGAGAGGGCTACCGAGGTTTCGCTGATAATATGGCAGATGCCGTGGCCAATCAGGACCTCGACGGCGATCTTCGGATTATTCTCTTTTTGATACGCAAGATCGACAAGCGCACCGGCAATGCGGTCTGCGATCTTGTCGGGATGCGACGGGTTCACTTTTTCATACATGTCAGTTGCCTTTCCGAGCGGATAAGAGCCGCTCCATCAATTCATCCTGTGGGGTCCTGCCACCGTACTCCACGGCGCAGTTCTCTTTTACGATCTGGTAAATCTGGTACCAGACCTGATTGACCTGCTTCATGTAGGTCTGGCTCATGGCCACATACGGAGAAGCGATGGCGTTGCCGGTGGTGGGATGCTTGGCAAGGAAACCGAACTCGGAGATCGCCTCCTCGCATTGAATCCATCGGGAGACTGACATGGCGTATTGCTCGATCAGCTGGTTGTTTACTAACATTTCGCAGCCGCGAGCTTTGAGCCAGTTCCACGTATCCCGGTACACTTCCTCGGCGCACAGGTCTTTGCCGTTCTTTTGAGCGGCCCGTAGGTATTCCTTGACCGGAGGCACATCCGCGCCTTCGATCTCAGCCGGTTCTGGGAGCACCATCGCACCGTCGAGCCTGCCGTCCGCAATCTTATCGACCAGCGCCTTGCTTTTTCTGCCTGCGCCGACCCTTTGACCGCCTCGCATCGTTCCGTCTTTTGCCACACACTTCACCTCGCTTTCCGCTTTGGGGGTTAATACCCCGTTTGATTTCTGATTTTTGCGTTCGTGACCCCACGCCGCTGTCCGTGCACGGGGCCGTAGAGATTTGGACCGCCCTACGGGTCAGCGATCTCCCAGCGAATGGTGGATTTTGTTGTGACAGGATTGGCAAAGACTCATCAGGTTGCTTCGCGCATGGGTACCGCCCTGTGAAATCGGCAGAATATGGTGGACCTCCCCCATGGGGGTCAGTCGTCCTTCCTTCAGGCACATCTCACACAGCGGGTGCGCCGCCGCGTAACTGTCCCGGATACGCTTCCAGGCTCTGCCGTATTTGCGGTTGACATCCGGGATACGCTCGTACTTGTTGTACCGATCTCGGTCCAGCTTTTCGTGCTCCGGGCAGAAGCGTCTATCAGTAAGCCTTGGACAGCCGGGGTAAGCACAGGGCTTCTTTGGACTCCTTGGCACATAATCACCTCACTTTACGGGCATAACAAAAGCCCTGTGGGAGGAGTGCGCCCACAAGGCTTCCGTATGTTTTACTTTGTCCATCATAATACTATCATAAGAGGCGACTCTCAATCTCTCTCATTTACTCTCATGATGGCGGCCACACAGGAAAGCGCCGTATCGTGCATCCGGTAAATGTGCTGGATGCTGTAATGCATCTCAACCGCAATCTTCTCCCACGAGAGGAAGCACAGATACCGCTTCTCCAGCAGGGTTTGCAGTTCAACATCCGAAACGGCCCGGATTGTGGCCATGATTTCCTTCTTCAATTCCACCAGATCCTCGACGTCGTGTTTCAGGCTTTCCTCAACCTCGATAATCTTCAAAACGGCCCGTTCTATTTTGGAACCGCCACGATTTGGGTTTCTGGGCATGTCGCTGTAAACGACGGTGCAGGATGTGGCCAGCTCATTTAAAGACTCGATCTGCTGGAGCTTGGATTTAATCCGCATATCCAGCGTCCGGGCCTGTGACAGATATTCTTTAGCGGTCATTTCGCTTCTCCTTCCGTAGCTCTTTTATGAGGAATTCCGGATCGACTTTTGACAGGACACCGAACCAGCCGGAACGGAAGAATCGCTCTATTTCCTGAAGCTCCCGCTCGTCGTCGGTCAGCCGGTAATCCTTGGCCGCCTGCAGAATGATGGCGTTTGCCAGATCTTCATATGGGTTCAAAGTCGCACCTCCGAATTTGTGTTCACTCGGATTGGCGAAGATTGTCGATTTTTGTTGTTAGATTTTCAGATTTGCCTTGACCGCAGCGATCAGAGCCGACTGCGTTTTGTCTTTGGCCTTAAGTGCCCGGAGAATCTGCTCATCAATGGTGCCGTTCGTCACGATATGCTGAACGACCACAGTTTCGGCAGTCTGACCTTGCCGCCAGAGCCTTGCTATGGTCTGGGAATAGAGCTCCAAGGACCATGTGAGGCCGAACCAGACGATTGTGTTGCCGCCGGTCTGGAGATTGAGGCCGTGTCCAGCAGAAGCTGGGTGGATCAGGGCTACTGGGATTTCGCCGTTGTTCCATCTGCGGATACTGTCGGCTTTGTCCAACTTGGAAAACGGGATATGCCGATCATGCAGCCGTTTCATGATCCTCTCCAGATCATGCTGGTACCAATAGGCCACCAGAAGAGGCTTACCGTTTGCCGACTCGATGATGTCCTCCAGAGCGTCCAGCTTCTGCTCGTGAATGGGGACCGTATTCCCGGCATCGTCGTAAATGGCACCATTGGCCATCTGGGAGAGCTTGCCGGAGAGGGCTGCAGCATTGGCAGCAGATATTTCGCCTTCGGGCAGGTCCAGAATGAACTGTTTTTTCATCTCGTCGTAGGCGTCCTGCTCATTGGGGCTGAGATAGACCTTGTATTCGCTGGATATGAGTTCCGGCATCTTCAGGTGGTCCGTGGATTTCATCGAAATGGTGATATCCGAGATTTTCCGGTATATGGCTTGCTCGGCACCGGGTTTCGGACGGTAGCTGTAAACGATCTGGCCGTTCATGGCGTCCGGCACGAAATACTCCTGCCGATAATAGGTAATGAACCGACCGAGGCGTTTTCCCATGTCGATGACCTTGAACTCTGCCCACAGATCCATCAGTCCGTTGCTGGCCGGAGTGCCGGTGAGCCCAACGACACGCTTGATTCTGGGCCGTACCTGCATCAGGGCCTTGAAGCGTTTTGACTGGTGGTTTTTGAAGGAAGAAAGCTCGTCAACTACGATCATGTCGTAGTCAAACGGGAGCTTGCTTTTCTCAATGAGCCACTGGACGTTCTCACGGTTGATGATGTAAATATCGGCTTTCTTCGTCAGGGCCGCTTTTCGCTCAGCCTCGCTTCCGACCGCCACCGAATAGGTCAGGTGGTGAAGCTGGTCCCACTTTTGAAGCTCTGCGCTCCAAGTGTCACGGGCTACTCGAAGCGGAGCAATGACCAGCACCTTGTGAACCTCGAAGCTGTCGAACAGCAGGTCTGCAACAGCGGTCAGTGTGATGCTCGTTTTGCCAAGGCCCATGTCCAGCAGCACGGCAGCGAAGGGATGGTCCTCGATATAGTTGATTGCGTATCTCTGGTATTCATGCGGTTCGTATTTCATCAAGTATCCCTCCAATCTGCTCAGGGGCATCAAGGACATATACCTTGAAGCCCAGCCGCCGCAGTAATCCGTGTCTGGCTACCTGCAAAGGTCTCGGTTCCTTGCCCGGTGCCTTGACCTCCACGAATCCGATCTTGCCTCCGGGCAGCAGCACCAGTCGATCCGGCATCCCATCAAATCCGGGACTCACCAGTTTCGGTGCAATGCCGCCGCTGTTTTTCACGGCTTTGACTAAGTGTTGTTCTATGATTTTCTCTCGCATAATGTTCCTCCATCAGGAATTAGAGTGGGTGGTGACGGCCTGTGACATGTATTTCTGTAACTTTTCTTAGGTCTTGTTTTTTAATGCTCTAAGAATAGTTTCTGTAAAGACTGTCAAAGACCGTCACCCTTGGTTCAATCAAGGAAATCCGATTTAAGCTGCAGGCCTAAGATCAGCCGTGCAGATTTGTTTCTCTTCCTTTCAAAACCGGCGCATTCCAGCGCAGTATAGAAATCAGTTGTGCTGCGGATATAGTCGCCCACCTGCATGCAATAGCTGCGGTATGCGTTGTAGACCTCGCCGGATTTAGCGATCAGGCCTGATCCGACCTCACAACATTCATCGAGGAACTGCGAGAGCCAGTCGTTATTGTCCTTGTACTTCTGAATCGCAGCTTCCACCACGGCTGGCTTTACGATGTGATAATCCTTTTCGATCACACGCTTGGCACCGGTCATGATCCATTTCAGGATTGCACCGCCAGCTTTGTTGAAAAGGTAATCGGCATAGTTTTTGATGTCAGAGGAACCTTCAATCTTGGCGTTAAACGGAATGACAATCAGCCTACGCCATGTCCCGGCATCAATCGCACCGACCTTCGGCAGGTGGTTCGTGTAAAGCACAAGGGTGTGGCTCGGTACGAAACTGAACGGGTCCTTGTACTTTTTCTCCGCATAGATCTCGTCCGTTGAACAGAGCTGTTTGACGTTGGATGTGTTCAGGCGCATGCCTTCCTCCAGTTCGGCGGCAATGATTATCCGTTTACCTTTGGCTTCAGCCAGCTCCGGCTTTACATTCCGCTTGCATCCGACAGTCAGAGTGTCTGCGGACATGTTGCCGCTATAGGTACCCATCACACGGGAAAGCGTATTCCAGAAGGTGGATTTTCCGTTGCGGCCTTCACCGTAGGCAATGATCAGGCCCTCGACACAGACCTTCCCGATAGCGGAAAGGCCAGCGATCTCCTGAACATAATCGATGAGCTCGTTGTCACCGCAGAAGAAGGTCTCCAAAGCGTCCTGCCAGATATCCATACCATCATCGGACGGGTCAACCGTGGTCTGCTTGGTAATGAAATCCGCAGGAGTGTGCTCATGAGCGGAAGGAAGGCCAATACGAAGGTCGTAAGTAGCTGACGGGGTGTTGAGCAGAAATTCGTCTGCGTCAAGCTGCCGCTGGTCAATCTCAACCATCGGATGTGCTTCCTTTAAGGCAGCGGTGATGTATTTGGAATCTCTGCGCTTGATGGCATAGTTGCGGTAGGTCGTGGCGTTCTCGTACTTTTGGAAAGAACGAGCCTGTTCCGAGCTGAAAGCCATAGCCGCTTTCTTTGGACCCATCGATGCCAGCCGCTCCCATGCGCCGTTTTTCATCATTTCGTCGGTTGCCTTCTTGATCTCGGTTTCGGCCTCCTCAAGCTGGCGAGTGGTGAGCTCCTGCGCTACGGCCTGAGCCTTGGGCTTGGATTCCTCCCAGAACCGACCGTTGTAGACCAGAAAATCAGTCGAGGGTGAATAGCGGAGCTTTCCCTCATATTCTCTTGCCAGCACCGTGGCCTGTCCGACGTCGGAATAGTCGGATGGCTTGAGCTGAAGGTCCTGATTGTATTGCTCCGGAGGAATGTATCCTTCCTGTGCAGCGACCTTCCCATAGAACCGCTGTGCGCTGCGCCAGATGCTGTCGAGCTCCGACTGCTCCAAAGGCGGCTGACAGCAAGCGGCCACTTCCGCAAAATGCTTATGTGCCTCATCGGTATTGCCGAAGCGTTTCAGGATGCGTCCAGCATAATGGGACAGCGTGGCGTTGCGGCTGCCTTCGGGAATGACGATGTCGCCATAGCTGCCGGAGTCCATGTTGGCGTCAAAATCGTCGTCAGTAAGGAAGGTAGTAAGCGTCATCGGGCCGTCGAAGATTTCGACCTCCGGCTCCTTTGTACCGAAGAAGAACCGAGCAGCATCGAGTGCCTTGGTGTCGAAGTACGGGAAGATGGTGTTGACCAGCTTTTTTATCTCGCTGTACTGGCCGGGTTCGGTGACTTGATCAATAGCGAAGAAGACGTGGAACTTCGGCCTTGCAGCTTTGCCACCTTTGGCTTTCATGTGATTGCGGCTGTAGTGAACCGCAAAGGCAACACTGGGAAAAGCAGTAGCAACGTCTGAGGGATAGACCCATTCGTCCGGATCGTCGCTGTGGTCGTTATCACAATCGACCGGCAAGCAGTCGGAGCCGATGAAATTGTCGTTGCTGCGGTAGTTGCCCTGATACTCAGCACAAACATAATCGTGCTTTACAGCTTCGATGAGGCTGTCCTTCCCGGCGACCTCGACCTTATGAGGGTAGGTACAGTTTTCAGGCACCTCCAGACAGTTGGAGCGGTATAAAGTGAATTTCATCTTGTAACCTCCTCGCAGTTCTCGCTGAAGTAGCGAATTCGGTGTCCTTTCCAAGTCGCTCTCTTGATCTCGGCCTCCATGCCCTCGGAGATCCGGTCACCGAAGACCCACATTTCGGCGCATTTACTCAGGATGGCATTCCCAAAAAACAGACCCAGCTCACGCTCCTTGGGCTTGTTGTCGTCAAGGAACTGCGGAAACAGCAGGTGCGGTGCGATGGGAATGTATCCGGCCTCTACCGCAAAACGGCTGTAGCGTCTGGCGGCAGCGGTGTTGCGTTCGACATCTCCGGCATACGGACTGCAGATATACACGATGGGCCTGAATGCCCGGAGAGCTTTTTCTTCTTTTTCAATGGCACAGAAGGCTCCGAATGCTGTGGGATCGGCATAACCTTCTGCGTTTTTGTATTCGGCCATGATAGGCACCTCCAATCTAAAGTTCTCACTACCCACTGGAGGGGTTAGTGGTATTTGAACGAATCAGAATCAGTCTTTTTTATAAAACATGGTCTCGTAGCCATCGGCACGGAGCTTGAGCCCGTTTGCCCACGGCGGGGTCCGGCCCATCTGCTCACAGAGAACCTTCAGGTCGACGCCGGGTCTGGCTTCGATGACCAGCTCGTCGTGAATGTGCATGGTAATGAAGCAGTGCGACATGGTCCGCATGGCGTAGCAGAGAATGTCACGGGAGGTGGCTTGGACGATGTTCTCCACGAGCTTCGGTCCGTAGGTCTCCAGCCGCTCCCATTTCTTTGTGCCGCCGATTCCCTCGTAAGTGATACACTCGCTGCCGAACTGATTTGTACCGAGCTTGGGCTTCACATACGAGAGGCGTCTGCCGGACGGGAGCGTAATGAAGAGCATCCCGCTCTGGTAGCAGAACTTGATGCCGCAGACCTCGCCGTCCATGTGATACTTCACGGCATTCATAGCTGCCCGGTCGATATCCCACCAGAACCTCACAATGTTCTGGTTCGAGTTGCGCCAAGCAGTGACCAGCGGCTGAAGCTCGTCTTCCAAAAGGCCCATCTCCAAGGCTCCCATCGCTTTGAGAGCTCCGATAGAGCCGCCATAGCCGAGGGCGAGTTCAGCTATTTTGCCTTTTTGCCGCAGGTGGCCATTTACACCATGCTTCTCAACAGGGACCTTGAACATCTGCGATGCGGAGGCGCAGTAGATGTCACCGCCTTTTTCAAAGACCTCCTGACGCCAGATTTCACCGGCAAACCACGCCAGCACTCTGGCCTCGATTGCCGAGAAGTCGGAGACGATGAACTTGTATCCCGGCTTCGGCACAAAGGCGGTGCGGATCAGTTGAGAGAGTGTATCCGGCACATCTTCGTAGAGAAGCTCCACGCCTTCAAAGTCGCCGCAGCGGACAAGCCCACGAGCCTCTGCCAGATCCGGAAGATGGTTCTGGGGCAGGTTCTGCATCTGTATAATGCGTCCAGCCCAACGACCGGTCCTGTTGGCACCGTAGAACTGAAACATTCCACGAGCACGACCATCGGCGCAGACTGCCTTTTCCATCGCCTGATACTTTTTGACAGACGATTTGGCCAGCTGCTGCCGGAGAAGGAGAACCTTCTGCAGCTCTGCCGGAGCGTTCTTGAGCATTTCAGCGACTTCCTTCTTGCCGAGAGAATCCGCCTCCAGACCGTTGTCCGAAAGCCACTGTTTCATCTGCTGCACGGAGTTGGGATTGTCCAAAGCGGTCAGCTTCTTCATGGCAGCAGTGAGATCCGCACGGGAGCGGGTGTCCATAGCGATGGCTTGATGCACCAGCTCCATATCAAGGGCGACGCCTCTGTCGTTGATTTCCTGATCGAGGTGGTATTGCTCCCAGACTGTTTCCGGCACAGGGAACTTGGTGAGCTTTTCCTGAATGGACATCTCGACCTCGACATCACGGATGTTGTACCGTTTGAAGGCGTCCCACTTGTCGGGAGCGTTTTCCGGCAGGTTGCGGGTTCGACCGCCATTGGTCTTTGTCGGCGCACAGGGCTGGCAGAAATACTTGATGAGCTCTTTGCCTTCGGTCAGCTTCTGCTTTCCGAGGCCCAGAACGGCACCGACACCTTCCAGAGACAGCGGCAAGCCCATGTAAGCGGACCAGATCATGGTGCATTTCCATGAGGCCGGATCGAGGTAGTTGCCCACGGTGTCTTCCGGGATGCTGTAGGAGGCGTTATCAAAACCGCCGTGATCCCGAAGCCAGCGGGAAAGGCATATCCTCTCAAACTGTGCGTTGAAGGCCCACTTCGTCACGTCATCGTTTGTCAGCGCAACGATGACCTCCGGCGGGATCTTCTCGCCACAGGCCAGATCGACCACCTGCACGGGGTTGCCGTCTGCGGAATATCCAAAGAGAAGAATGTCGAAATCTGTCGCCTCGGTATATTTGTAGACGCCACACTTGGCAAGGTCCACGCTGCTGTAGGTTTCAATATCAATACTGAGTGTTTTCATATACATCGGTCCTTTCCGTAGCCTGAAAGGGTGGCAGGATTGCTCCCACCACCCGCAGACCGGACATTACTTCTGTTCGAGCTCCTTCATTCGGGCCTCGTGGTATTCGACTTCACGAATGGCACGTTCTCGTTCAAGCTGCTGACGCTCGGCTTCCCATTTGGCGTTGCGAGCTTCACGCTCAGTCTCAAGAGCAGCATTACGCTTCTCACGCTTGCGGTCGTCGATGGTGTCGATGATGGACCTGACGATCCAGAACACAGCCAGAACCAGATAGAGGGACAGAAGCAGGATGCAAAGAATCGTAGTAGCGTTCATGGTGCGTACCTCCTTAAGACAGGAAATCTTCATCCACATCGGTGGAGAAGTCAGACGCTGCGCTGGACTTGCCGCCGAGGGGTTCGCCGTCACGGATCTTCTGCAGGTTGTTCAGCCCACAGGCGATGCCCTTGTTGCCGTTGGAGTTGAAAGCGTAGAAGTTGATGCTGGCACGACCGTATACGCCGGAGTAAACCTCGGAGCGGGTCAGGATCGGATTGCAGTCGGCGTCCACAATGCCGGGAGCCGTGGCGGAGTTGGCGTTGATGAAGTAGCTGCCAGCGTAAGCCGGATCATCCGGACGCTCGGTGTCGCCGTCACGAAGAGGCGTCTTGATAGCAGTGAGGGGCGGTACGGTGCGACCGTTGCCTTTGAGCTTGGCCTGACCTTCCTCATAGGCCGCCTGAATCGCTGCCTTGATCTTCTGAACGGTCACGGTGTCAGTCTTCGGAATGATGAGACTGACGCTGAACTTCGGGGTGCCGCCGTTGATGGACTTCGCTTCCCAGACATTGGCGTAGGACCAACGGGTGCCCTTGCCGGTGATAACTTTCATGGGGTTTGCGAGTTTAGTAGAATTTGACATATTAGTTGTCCTCCTTGAAATCATCGATAATCGTTGTCATTGCCGGTCTCTTATCGCTGTCCGGCACCAGCGTGGGTTTTCCTTGAGGCTTGGTGATCAGGTCTCCAAGAATGTCGTTGAACTGTTTCTTTCCGAGAAGCAAGGTCATGGCGGTGACGCCGAGAATCTTGTGTTCGTAGGGGTCGTACCCGGCAGCTGTTACGGCTGCGATGACGGCATTCTCGTCTGTGTACTTGCGGTTGGAGCGGCCCTCGACCAGTTTGTAGCCGGACCACTGTTTACCACTGATGGCTGCCTGAAGCGCATAGTCCTTGATGTCGGAGGCCCAAGCGATCAGCTCGTCAATGCGACCGAGGATTTCTTCGACCTCTTCATCTGTAAGCAGAGGCGGCTGCCTGAACTCGAACTTGGCAAGCTCCATGTTGGCGTTGGCTCTTTCACGGCAGTCGGCTTTTGCCTTGCAGAACTGGCACCATTCGCCGCAGTGGTATTCGCCGTCTCCGTTGAAGGCAAGCTCTGCGGTAGGGGTCAGAACCTGATCGGCCCACTCGTAGAGTTCCTCCTTCGGAATGGTGAAAGTGCTGACGTTGGAGCGTCTGGGCTGGTAGATGGTCATGCTGACGGTGTCGATGTCGTAGATGCAGTCGAACAGCTCCAGCGCACCGAGGGCGTACAGCTTCATCTGCGGGTTGTCGTCAGCCTCGACCAGAACGCCTCTGCCGTGCTTGTAGTCCACGATGTGCAGCGTCCCATCTGCAATGATGACGCAGTCGCCGGTGCCGAAGCCCTCCTCGACGTACTTGGAGTAGTCGAGCCGCTGTTCGATCAGGACCACAGGGTCCGGGCAGGTCTTCTTGGCCTCCTCGACCAGCTCCATTACAAAGGACACATACCCGTTGGCACATTCCTCCATTTCGGAGTTGTACCAAGTAAGGTCTTCGGTCGGGTCCCTTGCTTCCATACCGAGAGCCGTCCGGAGCTTGAACTCACAGAGAGCGTGGGCGTCGGTACCTTCGGTTGCGAAATCGCTGCCTTTGTCGTCGTAGCCTTCACAGAGCCTTGCCGAAGGTGGGCAGTTGAGCCACCTGTGCGAAGACGATGCAGAGAGAAGTGCGTGCTTAGGCATTTCCGAGCACCTCCGCATCCGCCACCAGAGCCTTGTAGCTTGCCGGGTCAACCTCGGAGAGCTTCTTGGCACCGTACTTCAGGAGAAGGTCACGGATCTGAGCGGTGAAGCCATCACGGGACTTTTCTGCCAGAATCGCTCTGACCTCTTCGAGGGTGAGTGCCTTTTCCGGTTCCGGAGCAGGGGCCGCTTCCTCGGTGCCGCTGAATGCGCCGGTCAGCCAGTTGGCGATGTCGTTAATAGAAGATGCAATATCCCGCAACTCCCTGATGGTCGCTTCCATTTCGCTCATTTTGCTCATCACGTTTTCCTCCTTCCTGAGATTGGCTTGTCTGGTTCAGCTGGATCAGCTTCCTCGCCAGACGTCTTGACACTACGCTGATTGCCGTAAGCACTCCGATGAGCTCTTCATCGGTGACGGCTTTGTTAGGTCTGGACTCACTCATTGGCGGTTCCTCCTTTCTGAGGACCTGTGTTGTTTTGCTGTCCTCAGTACCCACTGGAGGGAAACCGGTGTTTTGAACAAAAAAAATCTGAAAAATTTTAGACCGCCGCAGAATTGCTTCCACGGCGGCCTTTGTTGGGTATTAGATGAAGTCCTTCAGGGCTTCACGCAGGATGGAGAACACCTTGTTCTTCTGGTAGTTGATGGTCGACTGGCGTTTGCCCATGTCGGCAGCGATTTCACGCTCCGTCTTGCCCTGCATGATAAGCTCGCAGATGCGTCTGCCGTCCGGGTCAAGGCGGTTCAGCTCGTCGTATAGAGCGTCGAGCAGTTCCTTGTCCATAAGGATGGACTCCGCAGACGGTGCATCGTCGGCCAGCGTGTCGCCAAGGGTAAGCTCGTCTTCCTCGCCGCCGATAGGCGTATCGATGGAAACCTTCTTACCGGCAGCGTAGAACGGGCAGCCGGGGCAAACACCGTCGCACTTCCAAAGCTGGGCCTTGGTGCAGCGGCACTCGCCGTTCTTCTGGGCGTGGTAGCGGGTGTTCCAGATGGGCTGGTAGTATGCCCTGTAAACTTCCTCGCTGACCTCGATAGGGGTCCCGTCGACCGGGATAAAGTACTTCTTGTCGTTGTTTTGCATGAAAATTTCCTCCGTTCGATTTGCTTGGAACGGAGGAAACCTTCATGGTCAGCTGCAAAATGAGTATAGAAATCCAACCACAGTCCCGACGGAGATTTCTCCGTTCCGGTCTGCAGCTTCCTTATCCAGTAGGCAGCTGTTCATTTTTACTTGTCCCATCAGGCGGCACTGGATCGTCCGGGGCCAGTGGACGTACCGCTTGTGGGTGTGAGCTTTCACTCACAGGTACTATTTTATTGAGATTCCGGATTTTCACGAGGAAGTGGGACTTCCGGTTCAAGTGGCCGAAAAAGCCTGAAAAATAGGCAAAAAAAGAAGGCCCTCATGTCTTAAAAGACATAAGAGCCTTGATAAATCAGGGTTTTATACCGGAAGTGCGACTTCTGAATTATTTTTCAGGAGCAGTCATTTTATTCCCGTTTTTGGGTAGTTGTTGCGGAATACCGGCATCTTGCAGCTTTTCGTTCCACATGAAGATGTTTTCCATGTGGTGGTGTTCTATCAGGTACCGATAAATGAGGTGCTCGTCCTTGGCGGTCATTATGTTAAAACCAGCCTTGAGGATTAAATCATAAGAGAAAGCCGGTTGCAGATTCAGTCCGATGCAAAGGGCAAGCACGCTTTGTAAGGTGATGTTGGAATCCTTCTTTTTTCGATAGTCTTGAATCATGCGAGAGCTTATGCCTGTACGTTCTTCCATCTTCTCGTTGGTGTACCCACGACGTTTGATATGATAGTCAAGGGTCCCACAAAACGATGAAGGAACCTCAGCAAGGATATCTGCGACTCGCTTTGCTTCTGCTGCGATGGCAGCCATTTCACGGGCACGTTTCTGTACATCTTCATTCTTGCCTTCCTTCGGATTGAAGCTGGCTTCAACAAAACTCTTTGAATCGGCATCTCTACAAAGGAAGCATATGCGGTAGAAGGAGTCATCGTATTTGGTGCTGACTCGTGTAGTGCGGTCGAATACCAAACAGCACTCATCGACATGCTCTAAGGCGTATTCGGTAAGGGTTGGTTCAGAATCCTCCACAATACTTACATATTGAGGATCATTAATGACGAGTAGACCACCAGCGTGAATAAAACGCCTCGCCGCAATATCCTCAGATAAATCCGGGTTAAGCAGGGACTGAATTATGACATTGTTGCGGTCGATGACAAAGGTTTGGCCTTTTTTCAAACTACCTTTTTTGAAGGAGAATGGCGGGTAGTTCTTACCATCGACAAAGTTGAAAACACCGGCAGCTTGCTCAAAACCGAGCTCAACAGCACGGATCTTTGCGGCTGTCGTTGAAACCTTGAAAAAATCAGCGAACTCACTGATGGCAAGTTCCATGACGTACCCGTCACGGAGACGACCGCGATATGCTCTGTGAAGTCTGTTTAGAATTTCGGAGAGTTTTTCCTTACCGGTTTTTGCGGGGATTAGAATTTTGGGAGCCAGCGCATTGGCTTGCCACTCCATCCAAGACAGCTCATCTTCGAGCTCGTTGGACTTCTTCTTATAATCCTCGACAACAGCGCAGGAGATTGCTTGGATATCAGGGTTCAAGAGCTTCTGAAGCTCGAAGAACTTATAGTGCTTGTCCCAATGGACACACTCGTGGATTACGGTATTATTTGTCGAACCGATATTTCGCATAAAAACGACATCGGGGTTAACAAGTATGGTTCCGGGGCATATAGTCCGATCTTCTGTTTCCGAGCATGTTTTATTTGTAAAAACCTCGACATTAGCGTCATTGAAATATGTACGACCAAAGATACCGTCCGGCAGTGGAGCATGATAAACCGTCAGTCCTATATTTTCAACAATCTCCTTGATGGGGAGCGGCATGGGCTCCTCTAACGCACGGGGACAGTATTTTTCGAGAAATCTCTCCGCATGCTTATCGAGATCTTTTGCGTAGATGTACGGGACCAAGTATTTAGTGAGCGCATCTTCTGCCCGAAACAGTTCTCTTGAATACTCGGATGCATATCCAATGCTGACTTGTTGGAGCCCATTTCTCAAAGTCGCTGATAAAGGTATTGAGATCCAGCATTCAGTAGAATCGCTTTCATAGTCACGTCGACCACGGCCAGAGATTTCGATTTCCGCACGGACTGTAACTTTACATTCAATCCTGTCGGTATCTGACTCATGGAAATTGACTCCCATGATTTTGAAATCACTCAATTCTACATAGGAGGGGTCGGGAACAACAGAAGTTGATAGGTCCAAGCGACCTTTGTTGTTAAAGAGGTATGATTTAATTTTGCTGAAAATCTGGTTATAGTACACGTCCTCAAGATAGGCCGCAAACGTATCATACTTCTTGGACAAGACACACCCTCCTAACTGAAAATGATTTGAGCTCATATATTATACCACATCTGCGATGAAATTTCAACCATAAACAGTGCAAATTCGAGCGTTTTCAGAGAAAACCTCTTGTGTTTTGCATACTTTCGTGATATAATATTTTAGTCGAGCTCTGAAACAGGCTTTTTTAGATTTAAGGAAGGGAGATCCCAATGGAAGTAAGTTACAAAAAGCTATG